TTATTCCAACTCGTAAACCCCAGCGTTGTCCTGCTCCTCCCTCAAGCCCTTATACGAGGGGTGGCGCAGCTTGCCGTCATGCGTCCACGACCGATATTCGATCTCGGCAACCAGCTTCGGCTTTATCCAGATCAGGTTCTTGCGCCCACCGGAATATTTGACGGCCGGTTTGGTCGCCTTGATCTTGTCCATCGTCGCGCGAAGCTTCAACGCCTCGTCTGCCTTGAACCCCGTCCCGACCGATCCGACGTAAACCAGCTCATCACCCTTCCGAGCAGCCAGCAGGAGCGCGCCGATGTTCCCGAACGCCGCGTTGGAGCGCTGATAACCGACGATCGCGAAGCCGTCGCTCTGGATGCATTTGATCTTCAGCCAGTCGCCGTACCTGCCGCCGCGATAGGTGCTGTTCCGATCCTTTGCGATGATGCCTTCAAGACCATGCTCGCAGGCGATGCGCAGGAGCGTATCCCCGTCCGCCTCGATCTCCTCGGATAGCCGGATGGCTTCTTCGCCGCCGGTCGGCACCAGCCCCTCGAGGAGATGGCGCCGCGCGGTGAACTCCGTCTCGGTAAGGTCATGACCATCGAGATAGAGCAGATCGAAGACCATACAGACCGATTCCCACGATATCCGCTTGCCGCCCTTGCCGCCGAGCGACTGCTGAAGTTTGCCGAAATCAGACCTGCCGAGATCATCGAACACGACCGCCTCGCCATCCAATATCGCCGTCGAGACAGGAAGGCGCTTTGCGGCCGCCAGGATCGCGGGGAAGCGGGCCGTCCAGTCGTGCCCGCCCCGCGTCAGGATGCGGACGCCCTTGGGCTCAATGTGGACAGCCAGGCGGTAACCGTCCCATTTCACCTCAAACGCCCATTGCCGCCCCTTCGGCGGCCGCGGCTTGAGGAGCGCCAAGCACGGATCAATGCGTGCCGGCATAGGGTCGAGAGTAAGTTGATGCTGGGCCGGATCACGCTTCTTACGTGGCCGGCTGCGGATCGGCGCCTCGGCTTCACCGAGCAACGGCTTGGAAGGCTTGCGAGGCGGCTTTGTCATACCGCCAGTTGATCAGCCAATTCTCAAAAGGCAATTGACCCAGATTGAGTATTGACGCTCCGTAAGTACCGGCGGGGAAAACAGTTCGGCTGCCTTGACCTGCTGAGGGAGGGTTATATCTAAATAAGTAGTCTCCCCCCATGGAATACGGAATGTGTAGTCGCGTTTATATCAAAGAATCGCTTCACGACCTCGCGCGTAGTTTCCCTTTCGCCGGGCAAGGCGAGCTTGACGGCTTGGTTGACCGCATCCCTCGATACAACGGCTCACCAAGCCAAGTTTATCCGATCATCATCCAAGAAGCAGCGCCGGAAACCGGTATCGTTGCCCCGGTCTTTGCAATAGCAAAGTGGGGGCTGGTGTCGGCATCTAGAATGCCCAGCGACCGGCGTCTCCCATTGGTTGATGTCCGCTGCGAAAAGATTGCCTCACACAAACTCGCCGGGCCTGCCTACCGGTCTCGCCGCTGCTTGATCCCAGTCAACGGATTCTTCGGGTGGAAATCATTCACCCACAGCCGAGAAAAACAACCCTATGCCATCGCGATGAAGACGGACGTTCTGTTTGCTATTGCCGGTATTTGGGAGGTCTGGCGCCACCCAGCTGGCATCGATATCCGTACCTTCGCCGTCATTACCTGCGCGCCGAATGAGATGATGAAGACGCTCGGTGAACGAATGCCAGTTATTCTCCGTCGGAACGATTATGCGCGCTGGCTATCTCCTGATCCAAATCCATCCGACCTGATGAAGCCATACGAGGCCGAGCTTATGACCATGTGGCCGATCGGCGTGGGCATCGACAACTTGAAGAATACCGGCCCCGAGATCATCAGCCCGGTTAATTTTGGTGAGCAGCGTCAGGTGACTCGTCAGCTTCGCTGAGGGGCGCGGAGGTCCGCAGTCCATTCTGCCACGACATCAGCCGCCCTCAAAAAAGAAATCGAGGATTATTGACTCCATCGCGCCCGTGAACATAATAAGAACATCGGCGAGGCGGCCGCCAATCTGAAAACTTGATTATGGAGCACGGATATGCGCGAGCAGCCGATCGGCGAAGCCGTGGAACAGGACGAGCGTGAAGCGGTGATCGCCTATCACCGCGGCGATATGCGGGCGGCAATAGCAACATTGCTGGACGATGTTCGCCACCTCCGTCGGCAATTGGCGCTGACCGAAGCGCAATGGGGCGAGGAATGACGCGCGGCTGGCGGCCGACCTATGACCGAGACTGACAATGCCGGAAATGAACTATTCAAAAAAGCTGCGCGGCTGGAGGCTGAGCGATGCGGACGAGGCCGGCCAGCTGCTGGAAGTCACCTGCCAATTCTGCAGGACCACCTACCGTTATTTCCCCCGGGATCTGTTGAAGCTGACGGCGAATGTCAGCCTCGATCGACTGCCAAGCCGGTTCCATTGCCAGCGCTGCGATCGGGCAGACTATATGGTGCTCAAAGTGGTTCAACTCTGGGGCTCCGAATACGGCAAGCTCGAGGTGCGGCGTCTGGTCAGGATCACGAACGTCAAGAAGCCGATATGGGAAGATGGGGTATTATAAGATGGCCGATCGCCGAGATAATCCCCTCGCCCGCTGGCGCTTGAACTCCCACCTGCCCCATCACGTGATCATCTATTGGGGGAACTATAATTCCGGCGAGTCTGCTCACCAATTCCGCCAGCGACGCGAGATAATCAATTCTGCGCTGGCTATGGACCGGTTTTCCAAGTCCTATTCCGCTTCGGTCGAATGGGATCAGTATCTTGTTTTCTGCTTCGGAAGTCGCGAAGCTGCGACGCAATTCAGGGACCGTTGGAACGGTCAATTCATCGATACGGACGAAGTGAGCAGAAAAGGCGTGTGGACGCCAAGGGAGGGTGATGTGTGCAATTTATACCGGATGATGAGCAACCAGCAGGCCATCCGAGCGATCACGCGGGCGATGATCGACAGCACCGGCAACATGGAGCCGCAGCAAGAGATCTGGCCCGACAGAGTGGCACCGATTGTTCGCAACACGCCCGCCGGGCGGGAACTCGCCAACGTTCGCTGGGGACTGCCGAGCTCTTCGAAGGCTCTATTCGATGCAGCGACCAAACGCGCTGACGGATTGCGTAAGAAGGGGAAGTCGATCGATTTCGACGAGCTGCTGAAGATGGAGCCGGACGGTGGGACGACCAACGTTCGCAACGTCAGCAGCAAGCATTGGAAGCGCTGGCTTGGCGTCGAGAACAGGTGCGTGGTGCCGTTCACACGCTTTGCCGAGCCCGACCCGGCGAACAAGCCGGATGGCGGCAGGACGCCGAATGCGTGGTTTGGCGCGCCTGATGAGACTCTGATGTTCTTCGCGGGGCTTTGGGTGCCGCAGTGGACGTCCGTGCGGAAGATCAAGGAAGGGCTGATCACGACCGATCTTTTCGGCTTCCTCACCACGGAGCCAAATGCAGTCGTTGCGCCGATCCATCAAAAGGCGATGCCTGTCATCCTCGGCGGCCAAGAAGAAATCGAGACGTGGCTCACTGCGCCCTGGGAAGAGGCAAGCCGGCTGCAGCGGCCGCTGGCAGATGACAAGATCATCCTGCTGCCGGCCGCGGAACCATTGACCGTAGCTGACCCGCAACTCACTTTAGTTTGAGCAAATGAGCATCACAAACCATTCAACCGCGCCCGGCTCGACTGTGCACTTTGAGCACTATTGCAAGGAGGTCGGCTGCAAGAAGTGGGGCGGCTTCGGTCACAGCCCATCCAAGGCGATCCCCGTCCGCTGGTGGTGCTGGGAGCATTTCCCGTACAAAAGCTATGAGCAGGAACAGGCGCTGAGAAGAAAGCTTGAGGCGGCCGAGCGAAATGATTGATGACACAGTCCCGTGCCTTGACCGCTGCCGCTGCGGACGCCAGCCGTTAGCGTCCTACGGACCCATCTCGGTTATATCATGCCGGAAGTGCGGGGAGACAATCACCGTCGAAACGGCGCCGTTTTTCCGCAACCCTGCCACGCAACGTGAGCAAGAGGCCTGGCGGGCGGCGACCATATGGAACGAACTCAGGAGCCGGAGCTCATCGAGATGATTGCTCGATTGATCCTCTGCGCCTCATTGACGGCGGTCGACGGCGACACTGTGAAATGCGACGGGCAGAATATGCGGCTGCTGGGGGAAGGAGTTCCGTTCGTCTCGGGCATAGACACGCCGGAGATCGGATCGCACGCGAAGTGCTTGAAGGAACGGAAGCTGGCGCTGATCGCCAAGGGAAGGCTGAAGGAACTTCTGGCTGAAAAGGGATTGAGGATCGAATGGAGCGGCGCGGTGGACAAGACGCCATCGCACCGGCCGCTCATCAACATCTATCGAACGAACGGGGAAGAGATCGGGAAGAAGCTGCTCAACGAAGGATTCGCCAGGACATGGAGTCCGCGACACCGCAACGATTGGTGCAGTTGAAGCGGCCACGCCCGGAGTGATGGCTTAAACTGGAAAGGCCGCCTGCAGAGCGGCCCTCCTTCTTTCAAAAGTGCGTGGCTTCGTTCAGCCAGCGGATTTGATGCTCGTATTGCAAAGGCTCCAATAGCCGCCGCCCTTCTGGATCCACTTCAGATCGCCAAGCGTACCGGCATCCTTCGCGGCATGGTAAGCGTCGACGCAAGTATGAAGACGGCCCTTGGCCGGCGTCTCGCTCGAATATTTCTTGTCGATCGCCTTCGGGAACTTAACGCTCTTCGGCGCCGCGGTTGTCGGCTTTGCAGGCTCTTTTTCGGTTGTTTTTGCGATGTCTGCCTCGTCTTCCTTGTCGGCGGCAGCAGCCTCCGCGCCACAGAACTTGGCGCGGAAATCGTTCCACTTCATGTCTTTGGCGGAGCCGTCAGCTTTGGCCGCCTGATATTTCGTGCTGCATTCCTTCATCGTCAGCGCGTGTGCCGGCGACGATATGACGAAAGCGGCAAGCAACGAGCCGGCAGCAGAGAGAAGCAATTTGTGCGACATGTGATTGGCCTCGGTCGATGATGTTGACGTATCAGTCTTCTCTTCCGCCCGAGTTACGGCGACGACGGCGGAAGGGCTCCATTGAGGCCACTCCTCAATGAACCTCCCATGAACAGTAGTGCTGGACAAATCATCGTCAACCGCACCCGCGCTCGTGGGCAGCAAGACCTGAAGTCGACATAAGCCTTTTGGATAGATATTCGATTTGCCCCGATATGGTTACAATCTTCGCGCGAAAGGGCGGAGATGGGGGCATGCGTCGCGATTATCGCGTTCCGCAGAGGAGATCGGTGCTGTTCAAGGCCCCGGGTTTGGTCATTGGCGCGGTCGTATTTGGTGCGGCCGGCGGCTGGACCGCGAGCGACATGCTGGCCTCATGGAGCGCTTCTGGCGGCGCCGGACAATCGTGCAAGATCAAGGGCAATATCAGCATCGAAACAGGCGAGCGTATCTTCCACGTGCCTGGGCAGCGATACTACGCACAGACGAAGATCAGTCGCCAGTATGGCGAACGTTGGTTCTGCTCGGAAGCCGAAGCCTGGGCGGCCGGCTGGCGGAAATCGAACGTGTGATATGGCAAATTCATTTTATTGAGGTTTTTCGTGCCGCCTTGGCAGCGAAACGACTGGTGCGACTAGCTCAAGCGTACGAAATCGTACCGGAACCGGGCCTATCGCTTTTCGTTAGAACGACGGGATCGCACGGGTGGCCCCTGCAAAGGATCCTTTGAATTGTTCGAGTAGGTCCCGTGCGATTTCTACTTTCCCAGATCAGAACTGCCCCGTCTCGGCGGGGCATTTTTTTTGCTTACCGGCTTGTCAACCAGGCGATCGCCGCAGCCCCGAACTTGGTGATGATAAAGGTGAGAGCCGAGGCCCCTATCCCGACGATGGCGAGCGCCCCGATGCCGCGTTGCCTCCACATTTTCACGGCGTCGGTCACCGGCTTCATATCCCTGACGTCGTCCTGAACCGCGGCGGAACTGAGCTCCACCTTGCTCACGCGGTCGACGATCTCGTCCATACGGCGATGCATGGACGCGCGGCTGGCATCGGCTTTTTCTTCCGATCGACGGACCCCTTCCAGGATGATGTCGACCTTCGCTGTCAGCATTCCGATTTCGCGGTGCATTGAACCATCATCCGTTGGCGTCAAATCCCCACCCCCAATGTGTCGTGTCTGGCTTCAGCGCGAGCCGTAGCGCGTCTGCATATCGCGGCCCCATCCAGCGCAATCGTCGGCCTGGCGGTCTCTGTTCTCGGCCAGGATCTGCCAGCGCTTCTGGACGATCACCCATGGCTCATCACCAGGTCGAACACGGCCCATCTTCGCCACACAAGCCTCAGGAAGGTCAGGGAACGGCACCGACGCCCTCGCCTGCCCTTCGACAGCGGCAGCAACGGAGGCACGCTCGTCGAGCCTCTGACAGCCGGCCAGCAAAGCAAGCATCAGTATCAGTGCTGATCGAGCCAAAGCCGATCCTCCTCGGTTGGCCGCGACAGCTTGCCGTTCTTCGCGGCTTCCGCCAGCAGGCGCTCCACCTCGGCATTAGCTGCGTCATTCGCCTTCTGCGTGGCCGCTGCGCGCGCTGTCGCCTCGGCCGCAGCTCTGTTGGCTTCCGCGTGCAATCGCCGCTCTGTGGCAAGCTGCGAGGCAATGGCGTCGCGCTCGAACTTAGTGACCATCTCAGCGGTTGCTTGCCTTGCCACGGATGCGTCGTGCGCAGCGAGCCAGATCCGGAACCCGACAAAGAAAAAACCGATGATGGCCACTCCCAGGACGAGGCGTCCGATCTTGGACCCGGCAAGCCAGACGAGGATTGACCACATGTCAAAGCCCAGAGACGCAGAGCTCGGCTTCGCCGATGCGCTGGGCGTCGCCCATCTCGCGGCGCTTCACGAGGCCGTTCACCACTTGCCCCCCTGCCCGGTTCCATTTGGTCTGGGCTTCGCAGGCTTCCCGGAATCTCCCTTGGCGGGCGAGTTCCATTGCGGTCGAATTGACCATGCCGCCGACACCGAAATTGTAGGCGCCGGAAAGCTGCGAGGCCTGGACGCTGACCGGGAACGACGTGTAGGCAGGCACCTTCTTGACGAGCGGTTGATAATATTCGGCGAAGAGATCGTCCTCGAGCATGGCCTCGCACTCGGCAGGGGAGAACGACAAGCCGGCCTTGACCGGCTTTCCGTTGATCCGGGTCTTGCCGTAGCAGATGTCATAGATCTTCGCGAAGGGGTCCCAATGCGACGTCAGCACTACGCCTTCCCATGTTTCAATCAGCGCCTTTTTGGCGAGGATGACGGCCGGCGGGTGAACCGTCGGCGATGTGTCCTTCGCGCTCTGCCATCCGCCTGCTGCAGCAGCGATGAGCGCAGCAGCGATCGCCGCCTTGCCGCGCTTCGTCGAGACGATCTTATTTATCGGCATGGAGGTTTCCTTGGTCTTTGACGCGCATCAGGGGCGCCGCCAGGAGGAAGGCGACGGAAAGCCAGCGCGGGATGACGCCATCAAGGTATGGGATGATGTACGGCGCGTATTCCGACAGGAGGCTCAGATAGACGCACCACATCGAGGCCGAGCGCGTGAGGACGCGCCAGGCGTTCGGGATCAGCTTCATGGGATGTTCCTATTCCGAGAGGTGGATAGCCTCGGGCGGTTCGACCTGGACGATCAGTCTTCGGTGACGGTCGATGCGGTCGTCAGGCGAGGCGTGACGCCGCTGGATACCGAGATGTTCGGCGTGACGGTGCCGGAATACAGGAGTTTGCCCGCGCCCGACAACGCCGTACCGATAGCGAAATGGGTGATGGTGTTGGTGCCAGCCGTCGCGGCCGGGAAGACGATGTCAGCGGCCGGCGACACCGAATTGCCGGTCACCGTGAAGCCGCCGGAGGTGCGGGCGACGGCGACGCGAGCATAGGAGGTGTAAGTCGCCTCGCTGGTCGTCTGGTCGCCGGCCTCGCCCGGATCCGCCGTGTGCAGCGACACATAGAGGTTGGTAAGCGGCGACGATCCGGCATTGTCGGCGATATTTGCGATCGCTGTAGCATTGAAGATCAGCTTCAGCAGATCGTTTTCGAAGGTATTGCCCTTAGACATGGTGGTCTCCTGGAGTTATGAGCGGGGGAATGCTGCCGTTGGCGGTGTGAAGCCGGAATCTGAGGCATAGCGAGCGACGCCCTTGGTGATGCGGACCTCGTCGAGCCAGCCGTTCATGTCGACGATGCCGCCGGCTGTTTGGGCTCCGAGAGCCAACGCCGTTCCGTCATTAACAATGGCTGAGTTCGCGGGTGTTGCGCTGCCTCGCATAACGCCGTCGATGTAGACGCGGATTTTTCCGGTTGCATCATGATCGACGGCGACATGGTACCAGACCCCGGTTGTCATTGCCGTTCCGGTTGTGGTGACCGTCGTGAAGTTCGAACCGGCCATGGATATCTGACCACCGGACGCGGTCCCTGTCAGGGTCCAGCCAGCACTACCGGCTTGACCCATGATGCCTCGGTTAGATGAGTCTAGAACATTCCACCGAACCCAGCATTCAATGGTCCACGGCGAACTGTTGGTCGAACCTAGCTGCCAGTCCAGTGAATCCGGAGATTCAACACGGTCACCTGTGCCGTCAAGCAACAACGAGGCCGATCCGAATTTGAACTGCGCCGTGTCAAGCTGCGCATTCCCAACGAACGTCAGGGAATGCGCAGCGTTGCTCTCGTCTGTCGAGCTTGTCGCGCCGTCGGCGCCGTTGAAGCCGCAAAGCAGCACAACGCTGGAGAAGTATGGATCAGAGTCAGCAACAGCCGCCGCAGTGCTTGTGCCGGCGGCTGAACCAACAGCTGCCGCTGCAGATGCGCCGACACCCGATGCAGCTCCCGCGCCGACGGCGCTTGCTGTTGCCGCGGCGGCGGACGCCCCGACAGCCTGTGCCGTGCTGGAGCCTGTTGCGTCACCAGAGCCATCGCCGGGAAGCCCAGCCACAGCTTCAGTGGTGGAGGCGCCCGATGCCGCGGCGACGGCATCAGCGACGCTTGCGCCAACTGCAGCCGCGGACGCCGCGCCACTGGAGGCCCCGACCGATGCAGAAGCGGCTGCGCTGACGCCGGTAGCCGCGCCAACACCCGAAGCCGCGCCAACGGCTGCGATGCCCGCCTGGCCTACGGCCGCCGCCGCACCCGCGCCCGAAGCCGCGCCCACCGACCCTGCCCCACCGAAGCTGATGGTCTTTTCGGCGACATAGCCGCGACCCACGAGCGCGCTGATCTGATAGACGCGGAACGTCAGCTCGTCCGGCATCGAGCCGAAGTCGGTTGTGATGTCGGCATCGAGATAGGTCTTGCTGTTGGTGGTTGCCGTCAGCGTCCGCTTGACCGTCGAGCCGTCCATGATGTCGATTTCGAACGCCAGCGTCGCTTCGCCGAGGGGGCTATTGTCCGATCCCGGCAGGATGGAACCGGCATAAAGGCGGGAACGCCAGTCCCAGGACAGATCGATATCCGAGCCATCGATGACCGCATTCAGGTGGAGCGGCGGGAAAGGCATTTCCGCCCGACCGATGAGGGTGTGCGATTCCGTCGGCACCGATGTGATCGGAAAGGCGTCGGTCGCGGCCTTGTAGAAAATCTCGTCGCCGAGCTTCGTCACGTCGCCCGAGAACCTGACATGATGACCGGTCTGGAGCAGGACGAAATAATCACCCGCCGCAAGGGAATCAAGGAACGCTTGATAGAACGGCGACGACCAGACGATGTTCGATATCGTGGCGATCTTGTCGGTGACGGAAACCGTCTGGAAGTGGATCAGGATCCACCGCCCCGCCTTACCGATCAGCGCCTTGTTGCCGCCGGCCAGCATCTGGGCCTCGGTGATCGTCGCCAGATCGTCCGTATCGCCCGACAGGATCGCGACTTGGAGCACGCTCGTATGGTCGATCGCTTCGATGGTGGCGTCAGGCGAACCCGTCAGGGCCTTCAGGACGCCAATGACGGGCGTGACTCCATAGCGGGAGGTCACCACGCTGTAGCTCTGTCCATCGAACGAGCGGTAAAGCGTCGCCCCTTGAAACGCGGTGTAGCCGTAGCCGGACATCATCGCATACTGGCGCACCGCCGCGCCGCCGAGGTCATCGCCGAGGCTCAGCAGCGGCGCGTCGAGATACAGGAACCGTGTCAGCCTTGATGGGTCCGCCAGATCAGGCAGGTTGATGTCGATGCCGGCAAAACTGGCATCGATCGCCTGAACATACTGGGTGACGGTCAGTTCCTGTGTGAACAGCTCGCCCGACAGATTGGCTTCGTTGATCTGTCCGATGATCGTGAAGCCTTCGAAATCGAACTGCACGATGTCGGCGGGCTCGAGATAGAACTTCTCCGGCGCCAGCGTGAAGGAATAGATGTCCAGCCCGAAATTGGAGCGGTAGACCTTCGTGGTGACCGCCTGCATCGCCTGTTCCGACGACAGCACGAAGTTGGTCGACACGTCCTCGACCCGATCCGAGCGGGTGACCGAATAGATCCCGACCGGCCGCCGGTACTCCTGATCGGTACGCTCGAAATTGGCGTTCCTGTCGATGTAGGAGATGCGCGCGCCGGCGAGCGACTGCTCGTCGGAATCCATCGTCTTCTGGACGTTGAAATCCGCCTGCTCGACGATGGCGTCCGCATCGATCGTATCGTCCAGAGCAAACGAGCCGTCGCGCTTCGCCTTGACATATTTACGCTTGCCGTCGGACGGGACGATCTTCACGTCGAAGATGTTGTTGGCGTCCTGCTCGGCATTGTCGAGCGTCGTGTCCGAGGAATAGACGACGCCATAGCATTCGCCGCCGGTGAAGCCGTCGAAGATCAGGTCCGATGACGAGAACTTGCCGCGATACTCCGCCAGCTTGGTGTAGATGTTCTGCAGGTCGGAGGTCGGGATCGTCGCCTGCGGCAGCGTCCAGCGGGTCATGCCGGGGTCGGTGGCTACCGAATATTCGGTTACGAAATAGCCCATGGTCTGATCGTAATAGTCGTAGCCGCGATCGACATAATCGTCTTCGTCTATGACCAGAGAGGCGGAGCCGTCCGACAGGTCGATTAGATAGATTTCACCATCGCCGCCGAAGACACGACCAGCGGCATACCCTTGGCGAGTCTTGAACTGGAACTGGCCCCCAGTCTCGTAGACGCGGTAGTTGATCCGAAGCAGGGTAATGCCGGTGGCAACTGAATAGACCGTGCCTCCCGTAGAGGACACCTTGGTCAGCGTGCCGTCGGCCTCATAGAAGACGATCCTGCCGTCCGAGAAATCATAGGCCACGCCGCGGCAGTCAGTGCCGGTGAAGACGGTCGATGCAGAGACTACTGCAGCCTGGGAGAATTGCGCTTTCCAGACGACGTTGTCCTCTCCGCCGCCGACGTCAGCGACGACGAAGAATATGATCGCCTGGCCGCCGATGACCGGCCCGAGCGCGAGCGACGATGTTTCTCCCGAACCGGCAGCGGCGACAGGATTGGAGAACTGATGCGCGATGTTGGTGAGCGTGCCGGCGGTGATGTCGGCGATCGTCACCATCATCCGGGCGTTGCCGTTGTCGATCGTGCCGAGCGCATCGGAATAGACGATGTATTTGGTCGCCACATCACTCGCGATCAGCTGCGCCGCCATGGGATAGGGCTCGAATGTCGTCCCCGACTCCTCAAGGTTGGCGAGTAGGGTAACGACCTGCCCCGTGACGGTGTTGATCAGGGCCATGCGGTAGAGACCGAGGCTGGTCTCGGTCAGGGCGCCGACGATATAGTCCGAGCCGTCGAGCGATACCCAATAGCCGGTGTAATAGATCGTCGTCGAGTGGATCAGCTTGGCGCGGCAGACCTCGGTATTGGTCGCGATGTCGAAGGTGACGACATAGACGTCTCCCGTCGCATTGTTAAAATCCGAAGTGTAATAGTGGTTCCGCACCTTATCGATGGCGTGCTCATGCGCGCCGCTGCCGTCGAAGGTCGCGCCGAAGGTCAGCGTCGCCTCTTCGTGGGATAGCGTGCTGACTGTTGCGACGGTCGCCAGTTCCGCCGTGAAGGATGGAAGCTGGTTGCCATAAGGGGCGATGTCGAAGCCTTCGAGCACCGCATAGGAGAGCTTCGGCCAATAGGTCGGATGCGACAGATGGGAGCTGAGCAGCGGATCGAGTGCCGACTGGTTGCCGCCATAGAAGCGGATGGTGCCGGGGAAGCTTCGCGTCGGGGCCTCGGTGCGATAGATGTACGCATCGTTGGCCTTCAGGTTGATCAGCTGGACCGTGCCGCCGAGCGAGGTCTCGCAGAAGCCGAGCACGAGATTGACACGGGTGGCGGTGTCGCTCTGCGAGACGCTTCCCAGCAGATCGGGATCGACGATGAGCTGACCACTTACCGGAAAGGTGCCGATCCCCTGCGGGATCTTGTCGCCCAGCGGCGACGGCAGGCCGATGGTCGTCTCGGTGCTGGTCTCGGTCGTCGTGACGACAGGCTCGGTCGACGTGTTGAAGTTGCCAAAGGCAACGCCGTACCGAAGTTCTTGACCCCAACCCGCCATCAGATGCCTCTGTTAATAGCCCAAGACCCAGCCGCCGCCGGAGTCGTCATCATCTTGCTGCGGTGCCTGCACCGGTACGACCTGCACGACATTGAAGGTCAGATCGCCGGTCGGCAGGTCCTCGAAGGCAAACCGCCGAGCGATATTGGAAAACCGGCCGCAGCCATTGGCGCCGGTCGACTTGTCGCAGCCGGCATGGATCAAAGCCGTGTCAGATGCCGCCACAGGCGCGCGCAGCGGCTCCCAGAGTTTCACCGTGTTGGTGGCGTCCACCCATCGCCGGACGGCATAGGAAAAGCCCTCGTTCTCGCCGGAAGTGAATTTGATTGCCCCGTTGGCGTAGAAGTCGTCGGTGGCGGCTGGTCGTGCCCCTGTGATCGTGAAGGTGAAGGCATCGGTATAGGCGGCAACCGCAACGCTGTCCTGCCACGAGCCGGCGACATTGACGCCGCAGCCGACTTCCCCGAGGTTCCACTGGCATCCGGGCTTATAGACCTTCAGCATCAGCTCGCGCTGCGCCCGCTCGGCCGCCCTGACGTCGAGTGTCGCCTTGCGGCTGTCGGTCGCGATCACCTGCCCGACATACCACTGGAAGCCGATCTCGATATTTTCCAGCGAGGAATGGTCGATGATGTAGAGGCGGATGCGCGCCTGGTCGAGCTTGCGCCGCGCCGCGGAGTTGAAGAGGATCGGCGTTCCGTCGTCGATCGGCAGCACCAGTTCGACCGACGGCGGGTCTCTCCCGTCCGTCACCCGGATATTGCCGATGTCGAACCCCGGCTTCCCGAGATAGAGGTGGCCGTCGACCGTGACGTTCTTGCCGAAGTTGTTGAGGAACACGTCGGCCCCGTCGATGGTTGTGACACGGCATAGCCAGCCGAGCGTCGTCACCGTCGATGCTGCGGCGTTCTTTAGCGCCGCGGAGGCAGACCTCATTCCAGCACCTCTTGCGCGTCGAAGCTCTGGATGGAGCCGTAATTGGCCGATTGCGACGACATCTGCAGGCCGGCGAAGTCGTTGCGGAACCGGACCGGGAAGTAATATTCGGTCGGGCTTGCTTCCGAGCCGACCGTCACCACCTCCCCCGCCGACAGCGCGCCGGACAGGGTGATCAACCCGTTCGTCTGCGTGGCGCCGGTATCTTCCGAGCCGTCGACGAACACCTTAAGTGTGCCGGAGGCGATGTAACGGATGGTCCGCGAATAAGGATTGCCGCCGATGTCATAGCGCTTGATGATCTGCGCCGTGGTCTCGCCGCCGGCTGCCGTCAGGATCATCTCGTCGACCAGCTGGTGATTCCACGGATCCTTGAGCAGCCAGGAATAGAGTGGACCGCGCCTCCCCATGTAGAAATCCAGCATTTGGCGGATCTGGTCGTCGTCGAGCTCGGCGATCGAGAAGTCGAACCGCCAGCGCGGATTGGCCCTGCGGGCGTTCCGGCGCTCGAAGCCGCCCGATACCGACGTGATCGCCGTCAGGAACTCCGGACCCGAGGTATAGCCGACCGCCAGCTTGTCCGAGAGGATGGCGTTGGGATGATCGACCATTTACGACCTCACGACCTGCTGCACGACGCGGCGGAACTCATCGGCCTGCGCCTGGCGCGACCGTTGATCCAGGGCAGCGCCGCCATTGAAGTTGACGTGGAGATTGATCGGCCGCTCGGACTTGCCTTGACCGCCTTCGGCTCCGCTCCGGCCATCCAACACCTTGTTGTCGTCGACGACGATCACCCGCTCGGTGTTCTTCTTGAAGAACTCGACCTTCTGGTCTTCCCCCGGCATGATCTGGCCGCCGGTGGCGAAGCCATGTAGGCCGGGGTTCCTCTGGGTACCGATCACGCTCGGGCTGATGTTGTAGGTGCCATAGCCGATGGCACCCGTGCCATTGGTGTAGGTGATGCCAATTCCGGTATAGATCGAGTTGTAGTTCGGCGAGCCGCCCGACCCCTGCGACCCGGAGCCCGAGCCGAAGCCGCCGCCTCCACGGGACGAACCGCCGCCGGAAGAGCCGTAAGAGACGCTGGCGGTCGAGCGCGCCGCCACCGCCACCGACGTGATGCCGGATTCGACCGCCTTCAGGCAGGCGACCATTTCCGTGAAGTCGCTCTCATAGGTCTCGAAATAGTTGGTGTGGATCCTGAGTTCCTGCAGGGTGTTGTAGACGTGGTCCTCGATCAGCGAGAGCGTGTCGCGACCGCCGGACAGGATCGACGCCGTCGAGTCCGCATTGGTGACGTTGCCGGCGCCGCCCATGGTGAGCAGTTCCGGCCCTTTTTCGCCGACGAGGTAGGTCTTGCCGGCATCGGTCGGGCCGCCTGCAGCACGGGCGCCGCCATAACCGAGCGTCAGGTCCATCATGGCCTGGTCGTATGGATCAACGAGACCGCCGCCGCCATAGGTGCTGTAATTGCCATTGCCGCCGGACACGCCGACGGTCTTGCCGCCGCCGACGTCATAGGACTGGTAGGAGAAATCAGCGACGCCGCCATAGACGTTGACGCCCTTGGTGCCGCCGCCGGCCGTGGGAACGGTATATTGCTGGATGCCGATCGAGATCGTCCGGTTCGGGATGCCGGCGATCGAGGCGGACAGCGACTTGACGCTCGACTCCAGCTCCCCAACGTGCAGGTTGCCCTTGATCATCTTGTCGATGAACAGATCGACGGAAGCGGTGTCGCCGCCCAGCTGATGCAGGCTTGCTCGGATCAGTTCGAGGCTCTCATGCGCAGTCTGCGCGGTGATGCGGCCTTCATTAAGGGCACCGAAGACCTTCTGGATCGAGGACGCCGCAGCGGCGATCGCGCCGGCAGCATTACTACCGACGTCCCATCCGAACACGTCTTTGACGGGCGTCTTTGCGGCGGCGGCCAGCGTCTCCTGTGCCTGCTTCAGCTCCGTCTTCATATTGCGCAGCTGGCTGCCGGACTGCTCGAAGGTCGCTAGCGTCGATCGGCGGGAGTCCTTCAGTTGCTGGTTCATGTCGATGATGGTGCTGGACGCCTGTTTTCCGGCGGTGGCAACGCTACCGACGGCGGTGCTAAGGCTGTTCGCGCCCTGGATGGATGAGCCGAAATCGAGGTTGGCAAGATCGTCGAACCGGGAGCGCGCCCGGTTGGCGCCGATGCGATCGACGATCGAACTGCCGAGATCGCGGATCGGCGTGTCCGACATGATCTCCTCGATCTTTTTATTCCGCTGCTCGACGACCTTGCTCAACGCATCCAAATAGGGATTTGAGAGCGGCGCGATCGTCTGGTCGGATGCGCCGATGCTCGGGATATTGAGGCCGGGGATCTTGTTGAAGGCCGCGATGATGGAGTCGACCGAATCCGAGGAGACCTTGACGAGCGTGTTCAGCTTCTCGATTGCGATATTGACCGCGCCGGTGAACGCCGCGCCAACGATGTTCGGCAACTGGTCGAAGATCATGGCGATATCGTAGCCGGCCGCCCGGAAGGCGTTGATCACCTTTTCGGCGATATCGACGGCCGCGGACGAGAGCTTATCGAAGGCGTAGAACAGCGGAGCCATCAGCGTCGATACGGCCGGACCGAGGGCGGACCGCAGCCCGTCGCGGATCGTCTGGAAGGTCGCGGTCGCGACTTCGCCCCACGACACCGTTTCGTGAAGCGCGTTCCTTGCCTGCTCCCTGATATCGGCAAGGCCCAAGGCGATTGGCGCCAGCAGCATACCCCATTTGCCGAAGCGCAATGCGGCGCTGCCGGCCATCTCAGCCGTTTCGCGCAATGCGGTGACCACACCGCCCTGCCCCATGTAGATCTGGCCGATCTGCGAGCCCTGCTGGGCCATGACCATCAGCGGGTTCATGCCCGATGCCAGTGACACGGCGACGTCGTTCAGCTGGAAGATCAGGTTGCGGCGCTGGAAGGATGCCATGCGCACCGCGGCATTGTCGGCCACGATCGCACCGGTATGCCCCTTGATCGCCTGGATGGTGGAGAGCGCCGCCTGACGCTCCCTCGACATGGCCGCGCTCATCTCGTTGGCGGAAATGGCTCCGAGCCGATGCGCTTGCCGGATCTCGTCCTGCGTCTGCTTGTAGCGCTGAAGGACGGCAAAGGTCGGATTGTACTTCGCCCTCAGCGCGTCCTGAGCCTGGGCCATCACCTGGAACGAATCCTGCGCCGACTTCGCCGCCCGCCGTGTTACCTGGGCCATCTCGTCGATGCGCTGCTGTGCGGTGACGGCGGCCTGGCCGATCTCCTGAAACTCGCGCTTGACCACGCGGCCGCCGGTCTGCGCGCCGGACGGATCGATATAGAGCGATACGCCTTGTTCCATTGCGTCAGACCTTTGGTTTCTGCGGCTTGCGGGCGCGGACCCATTCGAGGAAGGCCGCGTCCATGTCGATGATGACCCGGCAGAGCTGAGACCTCAGATCGAAGTCTTTCAGCCCGATCAGATCGGCATAAGCTTGGATGTCGGAAAGCACGATGTCGGAGAGACCGCCGAAGGATGGCCGGCGGGTCTTGGAAAGGACCTGGAATGCCTTCCAGAAGAGAGCATTGCCCTGCTCCGGCATCACCCGCCGGTTAAGCGCTGCCGGACGCTTGCCGGTGTCCCTCTCGATGTCCTCAAGGAATTCCAGCTGATCGCCCCACTCGAGATGCCAGAGCAGGGCCTCGATCAGTTTTTTGCGGCTTCGTCTTCCTGAGCCTTGCGGAAGTTGGCGAGGTCGCCGCAATCTTCCTGGAACAGGGCGAAGACGCGGCGGAAGGCGGTGGTTTCCATCATCGCCACGAAATTGTCGTCGGTGGTCTCGATCGCCTTGCCGCCGGATTTCGCGGTCGTCGACCAGCGCAGCACCACGGTCGAAGCGTAGAGCCGGATGATATCGGAAAACTGCTTGGCGGGATCGATCTGGCCGAGCTTCGCCTCGCGCTGATGCCGCTGCGAGAGCTTGGTGAAGGCCTGGGTAAACTCTTCGTTGTCGTCGCCGGCAATCTTCGAGATGATCGTCACATCGCCATAGGGCGTGGCATAATGGAAGGTGACGCCTTCCTCGAGCGCGATGGCGCGGTCGACCGGTACGAATCCATCAATCTGCATATCGGGAGTCCTTTTGTCGGGATGGGTGGCCGTGGCAAGCCCGACACCTGCCACGGCCGAGCGTGCACGCTATTCGCTGTCGGGGGATTTCTGCTTCTTGGCTCTGACCGCCGCCTTTTTGGCGATCAGCAATTCGGCGAAGTGATCGGGGACGGAAGCTTCGACGCCCGCCTGAAAGGATCGCTTGTTGATCCCGTCCGGGTAGCCGTCGAAGTCGTAGGAAGGGATGACGCGGACGTTCATCAGGAGACCGCGCGGGTAATCTTGATCGAGCAGTTGTCGGCGGGCGAGCCGGCCGTCGAATAGATCGCCTGGAAGTCCATGTTGACCATGACGTCCTGGTTGTTGCCGGGCGTCGCGGCATCACCCGAGGTCATGTAGAGCTTCGGCAGGCTGATCGTGTATTTCTCACCCGTCACCGAGCCGACCGTGAAGGACAGCGCCGAGGCCGTGTGATTGTCGAGCAGGTCGAGCACCGCCTTGTTCTCGAGATAGGCTTCGATCGAGCCGGTGACGACATGCTGGCCGAGACCGACGCCGGCCAACTGATCGGAAGCGATCTTGTCCTGGGCCCGCAGATTGTTGTTGAGGTTGAGCCGGATCGACCGGACCGTCAGCGCCGGGGAGACGCCGCCGATCGACAGCGATGCGAAGTCCGACGAGCAGTTCATCACCGCCTTGGTGTTCGCAGCCGCATAGGTGGCGCCGGAGAGCGCGGCCGCACCAGCCGAGAAGCCCCGGCCCATCAGCGTCATGTTGCCGGTGACGATCTGCTTGGCCTGGAAGTTCAGCGTCGTCGTGTTGATCAGGCAGCCCTTGTAGCGGCGGTAGACGTCGGTGGCGCCGGTCTCGAAGGTCTTTTCGAAGGTGAAGGCGTGCCGGTCGCGGCCGTTCTTCAGGACGTTGGAGGCCCACGTGCCGAGCAGCGCGCTTTCGAGCAGAGCGTCGAAGGTGCCATAGGTCAGCTCGAAGTCGAAGCCGCCGGAGACCATCTGCCCAACCTTGGTGACGTCAGGGACGTTGCCATCGGGGCGGATTTCATTGGAGGTGACTGTCTGCTTCTCGCCGACGATGGACTCGCCGGTAAAGCGGAGGTTCTGGAACGACGGAGAGGATGGCGTCGTGCCTTCGGTCGATTCCGTGACGAAGGCAAGGCGGGTGCCCGAGGTATCTGCAATGCTCATGATGGGTTCCTTTCACCAAAGAAAAGCCCGTCAACCGGGCAGTGCTGCTACGCGTTATGCTCGTCACGCTCGAAGGGGCATGCGATGGTCCAGATGAGGAACGGCGGCTCTTCCTCCCGGCTCATCAGATACGGGATGCGGCAGCGGACCCCGCCGAAGGTCACATTGCGGAAGACGGTCATGGCCGCGTCGGCGATCGGCCGGATGGTTGCCGTCCCTGCCCCGCCCGGAATCGCTATCTGGATCATGATGACGCCGACATGGCGGACCAGGTTGCTGCCCGGGCTGCCGAAGCTGATCTGCTCCGCTTCGCCGTCGAGGATGGTCAGCCGGACGGAATTGGTATCCCGCACGAATTCGAACTTCTGGCCGTCATAGCCGACCTTCATCGACGCATTGGCGGCGTCCCAAGCCGTCTTGAACCGGCCTTCGATGGCCTGGCGCTCGGTTTCGTAGCTCATCGCAGTTGGCTTTCCAGTTCAGCGAGGGTGAGCGCCACGACGCCCGCCGGCGCCTGCTTCGACCAGCCGGTTTCGAGACGCCGCGCATAGGGCAGATTGTTCGACAGCCAGATCACTCGATAGGGCGGAACGGTATTGATGACCGCGGAGCCCTTGGCGATGGTTCCCGAGCCGCCCTTGTCGGTGGCGTCGGAGACGGATCTGTCGGCCGTGTCGATCGAGACGTTCCAGTTGCCGCGGAACCGGCCGGTATCGACGGGCGATTTCAGCACGACGCCGCTCAGCGCCTGCAGGGCGAGCTTCTGCGTCACCAGTTGCATCGCCTCGTCCGTCAGCTCATTCGCCAGCCGTTCGAGGCTGAGAGCGAACTGAAAGGCGTTCTGGGCCATCCTCAGTCGTCTTCCGTCGTGGTGCGGTCGACATATTCATGCTGCAGCCAGGTGAGCGCGCCGAGCATTTCATAGACGTTCTCGTGATGGCCGCCCCATGCGGAGACCCGGCCGCCATCCGAGGCGAACCCGGTTCCGACGAAGCTCTGCAGCTGGCCGGCCTTCGCCATCTCGACCAGCTCTTCCAGAACCTGGATAAGCCCCGCCTGCGGCTCACCGCATTTGGAGGGCGTAAGTCCGTTCAGGCTGATAACATTGCTCATGTTGCAATCACCACATAGAGTGCCCCGGCACCGACAATATCGCCGGCCGCCTTGATGGTCCGGGCGACGCCGCCGACCGTGATCTTGTCGTTTTCCTTCGGCGCGGCCGAAAGCTCGATCAGGAACATCACGACATCAGCCGGTCCCGCGACATAGGTCGGGAACATGTCCTTGATCGTGCTGGCGATGCCGCCTTCGACAGTGCCGCCGGTCGCGATCACCGCCCGGCCGGTGGCTGTCGTCATTGTCTCGCTGTATTGCCCCGTGGTGGGGTTGTAGGCGCCCTGCGTGACCTTGGTGAGGGTGCAGGACTGCACGACGCCCGAAACCTCTGCAGCGACCGCTGTGAAGGCTTCCGCGGCGATGGCTGCAACGGTCGTGCTCATGGGTCAGGCCCTGATCAGCGTGCCGGAGCCCGACGTCGCGCCCGGCTGGCTGTTGGTGAGGCCGTAGAGCAGGCCCTCGATCGTCAGGAAGCGGTCGCGCGGCGAAGCGCTGGCCATATACTCGGTCTCGGTCTCGACCGGCCCGGCCTTCACCCGCTTGCGGGCAATGGCGTTGCCGCGGGCATAGGTCGGCAGCAAATCGGTCCCGCCGAGGTCGAGAATAGTCGCCTCGTATTCGGCTTCCTTGACCTGCTTCGGAATGGTGTTCGACGGGATCTCATAACCGTCCTCGTCGATGACGCCGGTGGTGAAGGACGGCGTCAGGAAGTTGACCGGCAAGTCCTGGCTTGATGTGCGGGGCCATGCGAGAGCCTGGTTGCGATCGGAGCGGAAGCCCTTCCATTTGCCGCGATAGGCGCGATCGAGATACTGCGTCGCCTTGCGCATGGCGATCTCGATCACCGGGTCGGCATAGACCGACGTGTAGGTGAAGCCGACGGAGTCCGCATAGGCCTTGAACTCGGCGAGCGTGGCGTAGCTGTCGGCATTCGCGCCGCCTACCGTAGCGTCTAGAGCCATGTCCTGCCCTTCCCCTGCGTTGATGTGTACGCCTCGATCAGAGACCGGGTGATATTTTCGATGCCGTAGGCTTCCATCTCGATGCCAGGCTTCTTCTCGCCGATATGGTCGCAGAGGAATTGCCAGACGTGCACCGCCTCATGGAGGATCGTCAGGATCACCTCCAGCGCGTCCCGCTCCGCCTCGGAATGGATGCAGACGAGGATGATTGCCTCGCCGGTCGTGTCGTTGCGAAGCCATTGGGTATGGCCGCCGGCGTTCGGGATGTCCGGCCAAGAAGCAGTCCCGTTGACGCGCTTCATCTCGTGGTTCCAGGCCGTCTCGCTCGGGCAGAAGCCGATCGCCACCGGCTGCCAGCCGCGATCAATCCAGACGACCCGATCGAGAGCCATTGTTTTACTCCGCAGCCTTCAGAGCGTTGTATTGAGCGAGCAGCTTATCGCGGCCGGTCTTCGGATGCGGCGCTTTGCCGGCCGCGGCCTTGATGGCTGCGTGCAGCTGTTCGTCGCTTAGATCGATGCCGGTGTCCGTACCGCCGCCGTTGGCGCCAGCCTGAGCAGCGATCGCGGCCGCAATCTCGTCCGGCGTGCTGCGCGAGGCATAGCCGCTGGGCGGGTAGTTCGCAGCCAGGTAGCCGGCAGCCACATACTCCTCAACTGTCGGCCCATCTTCGCGCAGAGCGACAGTCTCGCTCTTCGGCGCATAGACGGCGTCGACGATCTTAAAGCCGGCGGCGACCAGTTCGGCCTTGCGCTCCGGCGATACCGGATGAGGCTCATATGCGATCGGTTTCTCGGTCATTGTCGGGGTCTCCGTTCAAGGGCGAGAGGCGGGACCGAAGCCCCGCCCCTCAGATCGATCAGCGGCTCTTGACGACGATACCAGCCAGGTCCTTGTCGGCGGTGACCGCCTTGTCCCAGTTGGTACCAGTGCCGAGGGCGGTGTCGTTCGGGTTGGCGCCGCCGTTGGAGGTGTCCCACTTGAAGCCCTTGAGACCCGCGTTGTAGGCAAACTCGCCCTGCAGACGGGTGATCAGATTTTCCTTACCGGTGACGTCGTCAATGACCACGTCGTTGGTCTCCGTGACTTCGCCGAGGATGGCGTTGGCGGTGAGACCGAGGGTGTAGTAATCGGTGACGGCCGGCGAACCCGAGGTGACCTTCAGGTTATCGGAGTCGGTGACGATTACCGGGCGGTTCAGCGTGACAGGCGTGCCGGTCTGGACGTTGAAGTTCGAGAGGCCGTCGATGTTTGCCGTGATCTGCTGCTTGACGAGGTCGAAGTAGACCTTGGAGTGCATTACCCAGCAGACGACGCGCTCGGCGCGGTCACCAAACTTCGACAGGCCGTCGACGAGGCCGGTGGTCGTCACGGTGCCGCTAGATGCGATCGTGTGCATGAGAGCGCCGGACGAGACGTTGACCAGCGCAGCGCGAGCTGCAAGCAGGCCAGCGTTCAGCATATCGAGCTGCTGCGCAACTGCGATCTGCTCACCGAGGATGCCGGAGAACTCTTCTTCGTCGTAGCGGGCGAAGATCTTGCGGAAGCTGTCGCGGGTCTGGTCGACAGGGCCGATCTTACGGTTCAGCTTGACGCGGATGAATTCGTCCTGCGTCATCTTCAGGGCGGTTGCATCGGAGGTCGACGTGGTGTCACGACGGCTGATGAGCCCCGAGATGCTCTTGAAGAATGACTCATACTCGTAGTCGCCGGCCTTTTCCGTCGTGGTGAGCACGATGGCGCCGTTCGAAGCCGCGTTGAAGAGATTGCCCTGCTGGACAAGCGTCTCGGTCGCGCGGGTCTTCATGTATTCCTGGTAGACCTTGAAGTCAGAAGCGAGGCCCGTAGCCATGGTTGTTTCCTTTCAGAAGAAGCGGGATTGGGGATGTCTTCCGATCAGTCCGGGAGGGCCTTGTACTTGTCGAGGCCGTGCTCGCGAACGAACGCGCCGCGTTCCTTCTCGGACTTGAAATCGGACTTCTTGGTAATGGCGGATCTCCCGCCCTTGCTGTCAGGAAGCTTCCCGCTTCCGCCTGCCCCGCTACCCTTGAAGAGCGACGGGTATTTCTCGAGGGCTTCCTTAGCGAGATCGTCGAAGGTCGCCGTACCGTCCTTGGAAGAGCCGGCGAGCGGCGTCACGCCGTCCGCGGCCACGATGTTGATGACGCGCTTGTCGCCGTCGCGATCGAACTTAATGCGGTTGGAGAGGCGATCCGGCAGAAGATCGATGCCTTCTTCCGTTGCCCCTGCCTTGGTCAGAGCAGCCATGAGCGAGGTGTTGATGATGGCGCTGCGTTCGGACGCGCGTGCCGCCTCGAGCTCGGACGCCAGGTCGGCCTTTTCCTTTTCCCATTTGGTCTGATGCTGCTTCAGGAGGGCGTCGAAGTTGCCTTCCTTCTCGTGCTTCTGCCGTTCCGCCTCCTCGGCGCCGGCGATCAGCTCGGAAATCTCCTCCGGGGACTTGCCGGTGCGCTGCCAGGCCTTGATGTCCTTCTCGTATTTCTTGCGGGTTTCGCGCTCGGTCTCCAGCGCCTTCTTCAGGCCGGAGTTATCTTCGAGCCCGTCGACCGACAGGACGAACTTGCCATCCTTCTCGGCGTAGAGATCGCGGTGCGCTTCGGAGACGTCATCGAGGGAGTCGACAGAGAATTTCAACGGCATGTGGTTCAGCCTCTCGCTGGTTGCTGGGCATCGCGCCCATGAAAAAACCGCCGCGGCTTCACACCGGGCGGTCGGGTCGGGTTAGAGGTTGGTCGGGATTACGGCTTGAGCCAATCCAACGTCGGATAGCCCAGCCATTCTTTCGTCTGCCCGCTCATCGAGCGCGTCACGTCGCGGATGATCGGGTTTGCGATCGACCAGGCTTCCGTGAACGCGTTGACCTCGCTCCACGGTGTCCGGTCGAAGAAATGCGATTGTGCGCCGTCCATCGGCACGCCACAGAGGACGATGCGATCAAAGCCCTGCTCCATCGCCACCTTGACCGCGAAGAGGCCGGAGGATCCGGATGAGCTCATGCCGGGCCACCGGTAATCGATGACGATGTCGACCGGGAAAGCGCCGTTGCGTCCCATCTGGGTGTTGCCGTCATGGGCTACGAACACTTTCGGGCGCTGGTAGCCTTTGGCGTCCCGCCCGGCCATCCACTCGGAATATTTCTCGGGATGAAGCGAGACAGCGAAATCGATCTCGCCCGAGTAATGCGCCAGCATGTCGTTGATGGCGATGGTCGCGTCAAAGGGACCGAACTCCTTCGCCTGTTCCAGATCATCCCAGACACATTGGGCGCCGCCCAGGACGATGCAAGTCTTCACTGGCATACCATCACCACGTCGCGGTGGTAGCCGCCGAGGTTCGCACGCGCCCCATCCTTGGCGCTTGCGACGTGCTCGGACGTGTAGCTGCCGCCTGAGCGGAGCACGCAAGATTGCATCAACGATGTTCCTTAAATCAGATGAGGCGGGTCAGCTTCCCGCGTGCGAGGCAATGCCCGCAATAGATGACCTTCGACCCACCGAACGGCACCCCGTCCCGGATCATCCGGCCCTGCTTCATTTCAAAGCTGAGCGCCGTGGCGACGCCCGTGTCCTTTTCGCATTCGCTGCAGGTGAGCACTTCCGGCTCGCCCCGTTTCCTTGCCCGATACGCCTTCGGCTTCGCCTCACCGTCGCCGGCAGGTCCACCAGGAATAACCCGAAAGCGTTGGGGTTCGTCAGCCATCGTCAGGAGAAGGCTCCAGGCGGGGTGGTCATCTCCACCGCCTTGATTTGCCGATCAGACAGCGGCGTCCCGTTCTCCCAGGAGCCGCGAAGCATCACCAGATGGAAATAGACTTCCGTCGTGTCGCCGATCTGCTTGATTGGACGATCCGGATAGAGCTCGTTGTAACGCCGACGAGCGGCTTCGACCTCGGCTGAAGGATCAGCCATTTGCCACCTCATCAATTATGGCGCGGAAGGCTCTTGCCGTCCGCGGACCCATCTGCTCAATCATATATGCCCAGAGGGCGTGCTTTTCCAGAACATTTGCCATGAAGGCATTGGCGAAGGCTTCCGCCGCGTGCGCCGCAGTCACCTGGCCGCCCCTGCCATCGTCGCGATATGACGGGAACTTGCTGTAATATAGCTTGCTGTGACCGTAGCCGCGACCGAGATCGGTAACCGATCCGAGAAAGTCCCTCATGTTGCCGAGAGCGTACATGTCGAGCAGAAGGTCGTCGGTAACCCTGTAGCCAATCTCCTGGTGCCGGCGCAGCAGCTCGCGCTTGATCGTGTCCATCGCCCGATCGAAGTCGCCGGTCGTCATCAGCCTGGCGAACTCGGAAACGGCGTCATCATTGCCGCCCATCAAGTCGCGCAGATGCTCGGTTGCCTTCGCCGGCACGTCTGATGCCCTCACCTGCCACGCCATCAGCGCGCGCCGGTCTTCGGCGATGGCATCGGCCATAGCGGCGGAACGCAACGTTCGGATCGTCCGCCCGTCGGCATCGATCGCATGCCCGTATTCATGGGCGAAGGTCCCGACCCACTTCGCGCTGTTCTCAGCCGTCCGCCAGTCAGCCGGGATCGACATCGAATGATCGTCGAACCGGTAGAAGCCGCCGGTGTCGGTGTCGTTCAGCTTGACCGGCGTGGTCTTTTCGAAGGCCTTAACATAGCGCTCGTCGAGATCCTTGCCGAGCTTGGCGGCATAGATGCGCTCGAACTCGTTGCGCCCCTCGATTGCGGTCTTCTTCGGCGTTGGAGCCGGCTTTGCTTCAGTCTTAAGCTTGCCGCCGAATGCCTTCTCCCATGCATCGCCCTCCCGCTGGCGCAGCTGGTCGAGCGTGTATTCCTGCCCCTTGGTGTCGATGAACCGATCGAGCTCCAGACCGCCGGCCCGGAACAGCTTGGCCTTGGTCGGCCCGAGGATGTCGTCCTGCACCTCTTTCGGCTGGCGCCTGAGCCATTCGGAATAGGTGACCGAGGCCGCGACCTGGCCGTCCATCGAAGCGCGCGTGCCTTCCGGCGCCTCCTTAAGGTTGATGCCCAATTCCTTCCACGACATCAGCACCGGCGCAGTGGACGATCGGCAGTTGAGATGCGCCGGCGGCCGAGGACCGCTGTCGAGTGGATAGACCTTGCCATCACGGCCGCGGCAGACAGCGCTGGTGCGCGCGTCCAGGGTGGACACCCAGCGGACGCCCTTGATGACGCTCGCATTCTCCTTGTAGGTCTCATTGCGGGCGATCGTCGCGGTATGATTGACCGCCGTCCGGACCGTGGCCTCCGCCCCGCGCCGCGACACCTCGAGGATGCCGTCGCGATACTGTTGCGCCCGCGTGCCCCTGATGTCCCTGACGATCTGATCCGTCGTCCGCCCTTCGACATAGCCCATGCGGATCGTGTCGCGCAGACGGCGGTAGGCGCCGGCCTCCAGATCGGCATACCAGTCCTTCAGCAGCCGGCCATCGAACGGACGCGCCATCACCGCCGCGTAAAGCTGGGCGCTCGTCGGCTTGATCAGATCCAGACGCACCGGCAGCGCCTTGCCGAGCAGATTGATCTGAAAATCCCGCTCATAGGACGACAGCGCCTTCAGTTCGTCGCTCAGCGACGACGTCGCCCGTCCATAGGCTTCGGCGATGATCGACCGGACCGAATCCAGCAGCAGCTCCAGCCGGCGCTGGGTGAAGCCCTGATCGCCGATGCCGCGCTTCACCAGTTCGTTGACGAGCCGATCGTCGACGCGGTTCAGCAGCCCGACGACCTTCTTGACCACCGACGAGGTATAGCGCAGCAGCCCGATCTGATGGCGAACCGAGGCGTCGAGGGCTTCCTCATTCGCCGTCGGCATTGTCGTCCTCTGCCGGCGGCTTGATCAGGCCGAGCGATTCCGCGTCGCCTTCAATACGCTCGGCCTCTTCCTCGGGATCGATGTCGCCCATCAGCACACCGCGGCGGATCAGCTCCTTGATGAAGGTCTCGCGGCTGATCTGGCCGGCATTGACCGCGGCGAGCAGCGTCGTCAGGTCGGTCGCATCGCGAAGGGTGATGCCGAAGTCGGTGTTGACGGTGATCGAGCCGCCCTTGTCCTTGCCCAGCCCCTCATATTCGGCCATGTAGCCGAAGGCCTGCTCGAGCGCATCCTTGAGGTTGTCGGCCATCATCGCGAGCGGCGAATTCATCTTCGCCTGGTCGATCGCCTCCCCGGTTGCCGTCTGCGATCCAGGCTTCGGGGTCAGCAGCTCGAGGCCCTGGGTCTGCATCTGGAATTCGAGATCATCGAGATCGTTGCTGCCGGCCTCGATCGCCTTCCCGGAATGCTCGACATACTTCATGTCGGCGTTTTCAGACGTCGTCCGGGTGAAGCTGTTCGCACCGACGACGAGCCTGTCCTCTTCGCCAAAGCCCTTGGCGAACAGCATCGGGACGCGGGCGACATGCAGGATGTTGCGCTGGTCGCTCGATGACTGCCAGTGCGCCAGGTTGAGATAGGCGAGATCGGACAGCGGCGGCTCGCCCATCATGAAGCCGGTGCGGTTGGCGTAGAACGGAACGAGGGTGATGTCCTTGAGGCTGGTCATGCCGGACTCGGTCAGGACCCACTCTTCCTTGCCGTCGACCTTCTGCTGGCGATAGACGCGGAACATGACACCGAGCTCGTCCCGATCGAAGACGCGGACCTGTTGAACCTCGATCTGCCCGAACTCGTCATCAGGGTCGTCTTCCACCGCCGTCTCCAGGATGCGAACCTGGGTCAGGACGTGGTGACCGGCGATCACCTTCGACTTGAAGCCGATCAGCGAACAGGCCTCGATCAGCACCAGATAGGGCCGGCGGCCGCTGTCGATATCATCCTTGCGGGTGGCGCCTTCCTGCGCCGGCGGCATCTCGACGAGGATATAGGAGATCCCGTCATTCATCCCGGCTTCGAAGACCGCATAGGCGAAGTTGTTGAGCCCCTGCCCGGTCAGGTCGATGTTCTCGGCATAGGTCTTCAGCTTGGCCGGGACATCCTCGCCCATCTGCACCGGCTTGGTGAAAACCTTGCCGGACATGTCCCTGACGGTTTTGCGATAGCCGTTGAACAGGAAGGTGCGGTTCACCCGGTCGTTATAGGCGCCCTCGCTCTCGGCGTTCTCCTGCGGCAGATAGGTCTTGCCGGCCTTGCGCATGGCATCGGTGCCGCCCATCAGAGCCCGCGGCAACGCGCGCTTCTGCTCGGCATCCTGATAGATGTCTGTCGGCTTGGCGACGGTGTTGCTCATATCCGCAGTTCTTCCGATGTCGTGACGTGTTTTCGGGGCGGGTCGACGTTGGTCAGCATGAGAGAATCCGCATAGTCCGGGCTGTTGATCCCGCGCCGCTTCAACTCTTCCTTCTTCTCGATGACGATCTTGCCTCGGTCATTGCGCCCCCATTTGACGAGGGACAATTCCAGGCAGAGCTGATCGCTTTCCTTGTCGCCGGACGGCAGCGCCATGAGCTCGTCGACAGGGTGCTCTTTGCCACCCTTGCCTTCGAGGAACAGCACGTGCTCGTGCGTCCGCTGCAGGGCCGTACGGGCAAGCCACCAGACCTCGGCCTTCAGGTTGCCGAACATCTCTTCCGATGTCCGACCGTCCGGCCATTTGCGTTGCGTTGGCGGCAAGCCGGTGTTGACCGGCACCACTCGCAATCCCGTTTTCGGGTTCTTCATCAGCGTCGACGAGACGCCGGCACCAACGCCAGGCGCATCGAAGTTCAGGGTGGACGCGGCCGCCTCGGAGGCAATAGCCAATCCCCAATGCGCCGTTTCGGTCGTGTCCGGATCCCGGCGGGACTTCGGAGGGTCGACGACAGGACCGCGCCGAGCAATCGCCACCGACTTCGCCTTGCCGGCGCCGACGTCGAGCCCGACAACAGCGACGGCGGACGCCTTCAGGCGAGGCTCCAGAGCCTTCAGCCGCTTGGCGCTCTCCACCCATATGGCGGGGATGCAAATGCCCTCCACCGAGGCGCTGTAGTCGATATCGTACTCGCTCGCCCACGTCGTCGGGTCGGAGAAGCTGGCTTCCTTGTTGGCGGCCCATTCCTCGGTCTTGCGCGGATCGTCGCGCCAGTGCAGCCGCATGATCTGGTGCGGCTTCATGATCGAGTGGCGCTTGCGGGCGAAGAGATTGCCCATCCCGTTGACCGACGAGACCCAGATCACGCAATCGGTGTTGCCCGACAGCGCCTTCTCGACCGTCTCGGCGTTCGGGACGAATGCCGCCTCGTCGACGACATACATCGAGGATCGACCACCGCGGCCCATGTCCTCCCCACCCTCGCCCGAGATGACCGAGCCGGTCTCCGGGTTGGAGATGCGCATGTAATTGTCGTGCTGCGACCAGTTGAAGCCATCCGGCATCATCTCCGGCGGCAGCCGGCGCATCATGATCCGGATCTTGGCGAAGATGCTGTCCGGGTTGTCCTTCTTGTCGACGTAATCGACCTTGCGGGAGCCGAACGTCGCTTTGAAGCCAGGATTGAACAGCCATTGATGCAGCGCCACACCAGCGGTCAGATAGGTGGCGCCGGTGTCACGGCTCTTTTCGATCAGCCCTTCTTCGGCGGCATTCACCCGCTCGAGCAGCCACAACACGACCTCGCGCTGCTTTGGCCAGAGCTTGAATTGAACGTAGGCGCCGCCTGGCTTGCCTACCAGGCGAGGGTCGTAGGTCCAGACCCACTTATTGAACCAGTAGACGATATCGCGGGCGCAGCGCTCTTTCTCTGCCTGCCAGCCGCCGGCCTCGGCCTCGACCCGTTCCCGCTGCTCGCGCTCTGCCTGCTTCTTCCGTTTCGCTTCGAAGAGAGCGAGATACTCACGCTTCTGCCCCAGGCTCATCTTCGCCAGCACCAGCTGCGAGGGCTGCAATGCGAGCATCGATTTCCTCTTCAGTCAGGTTGGCGTATTCGATCGGTCCACCATTCGGACCGGAGTGCTCGCGCTTCACAGGGGCATAACTGCCCTGCATCTTGTTGGCCTCTGCGATTGCAGCGATGGCCGTACGGCGATCATCCTTGGCGGAGGCATCGAAGATCATCTTCAATGCCGCGAGCCTGTCAGCGGCGCTCCATTCGGCTTTCTCGGCCACTCTGGATGTGATCTCTTCGACGCGCTTAGAAATGTTTTGATTTGCTTTAAGCGTGGAAGCATTGCCGCGGTTCGGCTTGAACCCTGCCCCGACATACGCCTCGTCGGCCGTCATGCCCTTGGCGAGCGCCTGGGCGAACTTCTCATGCCGTGCATTCTTCAGGACTGGCATCACATCCTCGAAAGGTTCGCCTTGCCTTGCTTCAGCCGTCGAATGAATAACCGGGGCCGGCTTGGTTCCGAGCCGCGAGCAAGGCCATTGAAACGCGGGCGGGCGCGTTCTAAGGAGTGCCCCGTAGACTGGTTTAGAACTTGACGCCGGCCGACTTCAGCACGGCCTCGGCGGTCTTGATGACCTTGCCCCATTGCTTTTCTGTGGTCGGCTTGGTTTTGGTGACGGCATCGAGCTTGCGCTTGGCCTCTGCGGCTGTGGTCTTCGCCATCAGCATTTCCCTTCGATGATCCGGTATCCGGCGAGCTTGAGCTTTCCGTTTTCGCCCATGACCCAGAAGTCGATCCGCATCGGCTGTCGGCACTTCGGCGGTGCCGGGATCTGCTTTTCAGCCGTCGGCAGCGGGCCTTCCGGCTTCACCTGTTCCTGTTTGGCCTGAGCCATCGAAAGGAACGAGATAAGGACAAGAGCGCCGAGGGTGAGGATGACGAGGACTGCGAGCGCACGGATCATGGCGAACCTCCTGTGGAGAAGTCGAACAATGTGAAAAAAGCATTCGTCGCTCGCGCGATTTTAGCGATTTCAGGTTGCGCGACCACTTCCAAGACTCAATCAGATGTGGCCTGCTGGTAGGTGACAATTCATCAACAGCTGGGAGCTAATCGATGACTGAACAGATCAAGGTAAACGGCCAGTTCGAACTTCCGGTCCCTACCGGCGACATTCTGCGCGCGGTGATCGTTGACGTCGATATTGAGCCGCCAAACGGCAGCGTCCTGATTTACGGGATGACGTCACCATCCGAGATGACCCCGATACAGATCGACGGATCGCAAAAGGATATCAAGCTGCCGTTCATCAATGGCAACATCGCAATTACCCACCTGGGCAAAGTCACCAAGTGCTCGGTCATCACGAAAGGGTTCGTGGATAACGTGCGTCGCCTCTAAGGAAAAGCCCGCCGTGGCGAACCGGCGGGCTGTGATGATTGCGGAGGGAGGATTCGAACCTCCGGCCTCCAGCTTATGAGGCTGGCGAGCTACCGAGCTGCTCTACTCCGACAGACGGAACTTGGAACATTCTTCAGGCGTTTGCAGTTCGGTTCGCCACGAAACCGGGAGGTATCCATGGCAGACGACAAGAAGAACGTTGGACGCGATCGCAGCCGCGTTGCCGCCGGGCAGTCCTACGAACTCAACTACTTCAAGCGTAAGCACGGCCTCACTGAGGACCAGGCCCGCAAGATCATCAAGGAAGCAGGCAATTCGCGAGAGAAGGCGAACGAGCTGGCCGAGCAAGTCAAGAAGGACTAAAGCGCTGGATGGGTAGCGGTTTGCGGCGAAAGCCTCCCGCACTTCCCATACCTGCGGAGCGCTCCACTCCATGATTGCCCGCATGGAGACGGGATATTGGTTGCAGGCTCCGGAGTTGAACCGGATATTTCGCGGTTATGAGCCGCACGGCTTACCGTTTGCCCTGCCTGCGTGATCTATGCTGCCTCTAACTGGAGCTTTGCCCGTCGTCGCGCTTCACGTTCGCGCCGGCGGTTGGCTTCCTCGAGGCGTTTATTGAGGGCGGCCAACTCTGGACTTTCGAGATCCAGTATCGGCCTTGCATCCGATGCCATCCAGTGCGGAGCGCTTCGCTCGCATTTCTTCGACGTTACATCGGATTGATCGCTTTCTCCCTCATTTTCGGACAAGCCGCAATCCTCACTGTTCAACCGAACAAGCACAACACGGTTGAGATTGTTCGCAATAGTTTGACAATGAAGTTGGATTTGCCGCCGCAACATTCGGTCGTTCATGTCGTTTTCGGCCGCGAAAGCAGATATTTTCATCCCTTTCCTCACCTTAATCCACGACCAGGCATACACAAGCTTCCGGGCGGTTTCGTCAAGCATCGAGTTGATCCAGCCGAAGACTTCCTCCATTCGCGCCAGATCTGCCGCCGACGCGCTCTCTCCGTAGCGCGATGCATCGAAGCCATACGCCTCGTCATAGCGCCTGACGACCTCCGGCATGGCGCTCCCGTATTGTTTCGGGCCGCGGTATGCCGGCACTAACCGGAGCGTATCGGCCATCTCGATGATCCGCGTCTCGACAGCTTTCCATGTCCATGCCTCATAGTTCATGCCGCTTCTCCAATCATGTCCAGAAGGTCGCCCTGCAGGGGCTGGAAAAATTTGATGCCGATCAACACGCGGAGAACATGAGTTGTCGGGATTCCGCAGTTCATCGCCTTGGCCTTGCGCCGGAGGCTGCCGAGGTCGATCGAATTGAAGTCGTCGACAAGAGAGGGCGAGCGAAGCAGCGCCGGGTTGCGCGCCAGCAGAGAGGAGACCGCTTTCAGCATGTCGGCATAGAGCTCGGCCGCATTCGCCTTGTTGCCGGTCATCAGCATGAAAACGAGCTTCAGGTGATCCTCGCCATGATCGGCGCCGATCTCGCGCACCGTCGGCTTGCAGTAGCATTCGAACGGCTTGCGGCTCGTCGGGCTGTGCAAATGACCGTCGAAGAGCTTCACGCCGCATTGGCGAGCCACGCGATAAATGTCACAGCGATTGGCCGCGGATCCGTTCATACGCCACCCCGCATCATGCTTTTGTGCGCCCGGTCGACGGCCGCCTGGATGACTGCCAGGCCGCAGTGATCGTATTTCCCCACGAGGTCGTCCAGCTGCATCAGCCTGGCGTGCAGCTCTTTCCTGTCGGCCGGCATTGCGGTCTTGCTGCCGTGGACGAAGCGCGCTGCCCGTTCCCACCTGTCTCGGGCGGAGTCGATCTGGTCGGCGATCTCTTCGTCTGTCATGCCGCCCTCCACAGGATAGCTTTTTGATCGGCCGGGATGCGGTGCTTTCCACGGGCCATGGGGTGCTTCGGCGCTCCGCTATCGGTCTTTCCCCAGCACCAGAGATCAGGGTAAGGCGCGTCGCCGGATTGGATCTCCTCGACGACATGATCAATCCAAAGAGCATCCCAGGCGATCGCGCCCCAGCAGACGAAGACCTGCGCTGCTGCCTTTGCTTTTTCAATGACGTGCGGAAGGTTCACGAAGTGCAAATCGTCGCGCACATCCCATGCGCCACCTTCGATCGTCGCTACGATGCGCCGGCACTCGGCTGGGCTCGACGTGCAGAAGGGATAGAGGTTCACCGCGTCGTAGCCGCCGAAGCCGGCCGTATAGAACCATTTATTCCACCAGATGGACGTCGGGTCGTCTTTCATGGCGTCAGCGGTGGACGGGTTGCAGCCGATCACGCAGGCGCGCGGGCCATCGTTCCACCGTCGGCTCAGGGTAAGCCGATTCTTGCCGTGGAATTCGGCGTCATAGATCGGGCCGTTGCCGAAGAGATCGATCATGTCACCAGCCCGTTCCGGAAGGCGAACGCGACCAGCGCCGTGTCCTTGTAGATGTCGAGCTTCCGCATGAGCGCGAGCTTGTGGCTATTTATGGTATGAGGAGAGCGGTCAAGGACGATCCCGATCTCTCCTGCCGTCTTGCCGTCGCAGATGAGCTGCAGAACTTCTTTTTCGCGAGGGGTGATGTGGATGCTCTGGGACGCCGTCATTGAGTGATCTCCTCCCCAACTGGAATCTGCAGCATGATCGGCGCCGGCCCGTCTATGGTCGGGACACGCGGCATGGTCACCGAAGCGCCTGAGAAGGTGACCCGCGTTACGCGATCGGGATGAAAGGCCCGCTTGTGCGGCGCGGCGTCGGCGTATCCCATTGGGTGACGAGACGCCTGCCTTGCCGGGAACCTCTCCCGGTGCCGAAACGCCATGTTGATGACGGTGTTCTTCTTCGACCCGACGATCTCGGCTATGGCTCTTGCCGACAGCCCTTCATTCCAAAGCTTCTCCGCCTTGGCGATGCGTTCTTCTGTCCAGAATAGGTCCGTCATGGAAGCAGCCCCCTCGCCTTCAGTCCTGCGATCGCTCGGACAGCATAGAGGCATGTCGTGTGATCCCGCCCGAACAACCTGCCAAGTTCAGGGTAACTGATGTCAGGCTTAACGATCGTCTTAAGCTCCCACATGATGAGCTGTCGGTGGTCGACGAGTGGATGTGTCCGACGCGGGCCACACAGATCCTTCATAGTGATGCCGAGTTCTTTGCAGCGCCGGCGCATGTAATCTTTGGTTGGGTGCATATTACGCTTCCGCCACTCGGCCATGTGGGCGTCGAACTGCATATCGCCCCATTGCCACATAGGAAGCCATCGAGGAGTTCTCTTGACCGCCGTGGCGACAGACGATGGAGCCGGCTTCTTCCGCACTGGCGGCCTCAACAGCCGCTGCCTGATGATATGCGCCTGCCGGATGTTCTCTGCTGCGGAGGAGTATTGTCTGACGGTGGTGATCATGCCGCCGCTCCCTTGGTCTCAACCTCGACTGTTTTCCCGCCCCCGCGGAACAACTTCCGATCGGCAGCGGCAAACTTCGCCTCCTTCACGCTGCCGCCGGCGATCTCACCGGAGCAGACCAGGTTGCCGTTGAGGTATGCGAGGACATGGTGAAGCGCGGCCTTGGTGGCGGCGAGCTCGTCGGGGAATACCTGCGGCCGATCGCCCTCTGCCATCAGCGGCTTCGGTTTTGCATCCCGAGCAAAGCGCATCATGCAGCGGAAGCCGCCGGGAACTGGTTGGGAGTAGGCGCTAAAGCGGTTCATTCTGCTGCCTCCAGATACTCAGCTTCTGGCTTTGCTTTCGGCTTCGGGGCTGCGTCCGCCATGATGGCGCCGACGCACGCTTTCATTTTCGCCACCGACACAGCATTGCCGATCTGCTTGATCTGCTCGGTCTTGGTGCCGGCGAACTCGTAGGTCGCTTCTTCGGTGTTGAAGCCCATTGCTGCCGCTAGTTCGTGCGGCTCGAGCATGCGAAAGAGGATGTCGAACTCAGGCCCGGGCTCGACCAGGTTCACATGCCCCGTGGCCGTGATTGCCGGCGCCGGCTGCTCAATGTCATGTACCCGAGGTGACTGCCCTGCCCGCTCACCGAATTGAGCGGCGATGAAGGCTAGTTCCCCCCGGTTCGCCGTCGTCAGGGTTGGAAGCGGATCGCTGTCGACATTGCGCGCGCGATTGCTGCCGTCGGAATGGGTGATAGGAACCACCATTCCAAATCGGCCCTTGCTGGTGATCGTCGGCAAGGTCTCGTCGACGCTGTTGCAGGTCTCGCCAGAGCCGGATCCGTAGTAGGGAGAAATGAGCGCGTGCGCGCCGCCGGTGGGCGCCGTGGGGATCGGGTCGGACACGCCACGCGGTGATCCGCCGGAAGCTTGCGAGAGGACGAACGGCTCGATCAGCATTGGCCGAGCGCAGCCCGGCCGTTCGTTGTTCGCCGCTCCGCCGGTTGTTATGGTCGGAAGAGGGTCATCAGCCGATCGCGCCGCGCCGCTATTGTGCTGTGATAGAACCATCGCCTCCGCCAGCCAGACGCCACCCTTCGTGTCGAGCGTCGGGATGAGGCCTTCCGAAACTCCTTCGGCCTTGTTGCCCTTACGCCCGTTCATGATGATCGGCTCTGCCACAGCGATATGGCTTGCAGCCGACGTCATGGTCGGCAACGGCGCGGCGGCGCTGCCTGGCGATGTCGCCTTCTTCATGTTGACGATGACGGGCTCGGCAATGGCCATCTGGCTGCCGCCGGCGGTGATCGTGGGCAATGGCTGCTCGACGCCCCGAGGGCGCGGCCCTGCCCCTTCCTTGCCATGTCTGGGCGATACAATCACCGGCTCGGCGATCCCAATATGCATTCCGTTGGCGGCGATGGTCGGCAAAGGCTGGTCGACGCCCTGGGCGGCCATGTGGTTGCGAAGAATGACGAGATACGGCTCTGGCCAGCCGAATTTGACGGCGCCGGCATAGATGCGCGCCAGCGTCTTCGGAGCGAGCGGCTTCTTGCGATTGAAGATCGACCGGCCCTTTATCTTCCAGTCAATGATCTCGCGCGCAGGCCGCCAAGGCTTTGCCGCAGAGAACAGGTCGGCATTCACCTCATCCCGCTTCTTGTGCGTCGGCATCGGCCAATGGATCTTGCGACCGTCGGACCGGCCCATGAGGATGAAGCGCTGACGAGTAGTCGCGTCGCCGTAGTCGGCTGCGTTCAGCTTGCGCCATTCCAGTTCGAACCCGAGGCGCCGCAGCGTCTCGGTCCAGGCGTGGAAGTATTCACCCTTCCTCGAAGCGATCGGCCGGCCCGTCTTCATATTGACCGGGCCCCAGCCGACGAACTCCCAGACGTTCTCGATGATGATCCGCTTCACCCGCAGCTCGGTCAGCCAGGTGATGATGTGCCACGGATCGCTTCGCTGCTGGTCGCTGGTCGGCTTTCCGCCGCGCGCGACCGAATGATGCGTGCAGGTTGGCGATGCCATGAGGAGATCGAGATAGCCTTCCGGCACCAGGATGTGCGGGCGAACCGTGGAGATGTCCTGGACGAAGTGCCGGGCCTCCGGGTGGTTCTTCTGGTGCGTCTCGATCGCCGTCGGCCAGTGGTTGACGCAGACCAGCTCCATTTCGAGGCCAAGCTCGGAAAGCGCGCGCTGCGCGCCGGTCGACGAGCCGCCGGCACCGCAGAGGAGATCAGCAACGAGCATCTTGCGCGCCATTAAAACAATTCCTTTTCACGCTCTGGAACGATGGAGACGTAGCGGGTGAAAGCAGCATCGAAATTGACGCGCTCGACGATGGTGGGATCGCCCCACCGGACCTTGATCGCCGCGATCTCGGCGATGCCTTCGATTTCGGACCCGAAGACGGTGTTGATCACCTTCCAGTCCTGTGGAGTGGCCGCGACCTTCTCCATCTCCTTCTTGTATTTTTCCGGCCGGTAGAGGGTGATCACCGCGTCATAGTCGGCTCGAGCGTTCTCGCCGCCGTAAAGGTCTTTGGCGATCGGCCGGGGATTCTGTCGCTTGCCGCTCTCCCCGTTCCTCTGGTTGAGGATGAGCACCGATGCGGCGACCTCGTCCGCAAGGGCTTTGAATTCGACGGTCACGTCACCGGAGATCCGGTCAGCCGAGAGCTTGTCGTTCTTCGGCTTCACCTTGCCGATGTGGTCGAGCACGATGAATGGCGTTTTGCCGTTGGACATCTTCTTGATGAAGCGCCGGGCGTATGCCGTCAGGCGGTCGACGCCTTCCCGCTGGCAACGGATGATTTCGAACGGCTGGCCATTGATCCAATTGGCGAACGAGACGCAGCGATCTTGCTCTGCCTGGGACATTAGCCTCATCGGCTCCCGCTGCTGCCGGCCGCTGATCTGGTGAACCTGAGAGATCATCTGACGGACGCACTGCGCTGCGGATTGGTCGTAGGAGAGGAACAGGACCGGGTGGCCCTCGCGCACAGCGTGATAGATGAGCTGCATCGTGAGGGAAGATTTCCCCTCGCCCGACGATGACAGCAGCCCATAGAGGTTTCCGGCTTCGAACACCGGCTCCGACAGAACCCGGGCGATCTCCGGCAGCGCGATCGGGACGCCGATCAATCGGTCGCGCTTGGCGGACGCCTGGAAGGCGGAAAGATATGATGCGCCGGGCGATGAGACGGACTTCGTCTCGGTGAACCTGGCCCGGAGCTCCTTCAGCCGGTTTTCCAGCTGCTCGATCTCGTCGCCGATCGTCAGGAGGCCATGCCCCTCGTTCGCGAAGTCCGTCATGTATTTGGCTTCCTGCGCGATCTGCCGGGCCATGACCTGACCCTTTATGATCTGCAGTGAAGGTTCGAACTGTGCCTTGCGGGCCGGGCTGGCGCCGATCAGGAAAAGGTTCTCGACATATTCGAACGGGGTGAAGGGCAGCTTGTCGATAACGCGGGGAAGGAACGGCTTGAGCGTTACCGGAATCGCCGACTGATGGCCGGCGGCGAGCTCGCAGATCTTGGAAAAGACGATCTGATGAAGGCCTTCGACGAAATCCGACCACTCGAGGCCGCATTCCGGCAGCAGTTCATTGGAAACGAGGATGCATGCGAGAACCGTCTTCTCGGCTTCGAAAACATCGTCCTCGGTAATGCGATCCATGAGTTTTCGAGAGAGAGCGTTCATATAACCGCTCCAGGAACTGAAAAAAGTTGCCCGGTTAAGCGAGGCCGACTCTTGAAACAAAAAAACCGAGAAAATAGATTGTCCGCCGGCGCTGGATTCCGGCGCCATCCTTGTTGATCACCAACGTTTTCAGTGAGGTAGCAATGAACTCTAACTTTAACCGCCCCGTTTATCTGAAGGAACGGGAAGGCTTGGTTCGGGAGATATTCTCTCTGGCGGACGCCATTGATTTTCTCGAAGATTGGCCTGAGCGCGACCGAGACCTCATCCACGAGGCAACCCTCAAAACCTGCTACATGGCCCATGATGGACATAAGCCGCTTGAGGTAGCTCGCGACGCCATCCGCGCGTTCGGGAATAAGAAGGGCATCTTGATGAAGCAGCCGGCGGTTCAGCCGTGGATGATCAAGACCCCGACCGGCGGTGGTCGCGTTTCTGCCTGAACGGCTCGCGTAAGTGGAGAGGCTGCGATCGCGGCCTCTCTCATCAGCCATAGCAGAGGTGATGCTGCGGCTGCTCGCACCTGGGCCTTTGGTCGCAGATGCACCCCCGACCTTGGTCCCATACCTGGAATTTACGGAACGCGTGAGGCGGCTGCGTATTTCTTCTGCGGTCAGCACGCCGGAGGAGACAAGATGAGCAGCGATCTGTGGGACAAGCCAATAGAGTTGATGATCGATCCCGATCATTTCCGAAGCGTCGGCAACTCGCGCGATGCTGTAGCGTACCTCATGAGCTCGTGGCCCACAAAAGGAGGTAAGTCCTTTTCCGCTGCTCGACGAGCCTGTCTCGGCGCGATCGACGGGAAGGTTGACAGCGCGACAGCCAAGCTCGCCTTCATTCGCGCGGCCCGGGAAGCGGGCATCCTCAGACCTTGATCGACGTTGTGTCTTCATTGGCATCATGCGGCCACCTCATCTGATCGATGAGGATCGGTGCGCCGCTGGGCAATGGTCCCCTCGCCCGGAACAGTTCTTGCACGGTTACTAATATGTTCACCGTGGAGAGGCCTGATGTCATGAAGTGGCACACACCTGGAGAATTCAGCCCGCTGATGCTCGTTGTGAACGGGCCGGAAAAATACAAGCTTGTCGCGAGCCTTTGGGAGGCGGCCCAGATGCTCACGGCTTGCTGGCCGCTCGACGACGGGGAAGAGTATCTTACAGCGGTGAAGGCTTGCCGGGATGCGATCCACGGGGACCTTCCTGCTGAGGACGCGCGGTACGCGCTTATCCGTGCCGCCGACGAAGCTGGAATTCCGGTGATCACCGTCGTTCACTGAGTTGCGGAGCCCGATCATGCTAAGGCCCTCTCGTTCCGCTGCTTGCGCAGCGCCATGAGCGGCTCCTGGTACCGGCCGGCGTGAACCTTCATGTCCCGCACGCCCCAGCAGATCGCCAGAGCGCACGCCTCGGCGGCGTTATGGGCAAGCGTCTTCTGCGTAGGGAGCTTGATGCCGATGCGCTCGCATTCGGAAACGGCCGCCGACTTCCAATCCTTCTTGCCCTTGTTATCGAGCGCCGGCTTGAAGTTCTGGCCGTAGAAGCTCTTGCGCCATGTGCCGGGCGGGAGCGTGCCATAGGGAATGCCGAAATTCGCGATGGTCGAGACGATCGCGGTTGTCGCGATCCATGGATAGAGCATAGCGTCGGCGCTGGTATTGCCGATCTTGGCGAGCGACTGCTCCTCGAGCACCACCCAATCGGGCTTGCCGTGCTCGCGGATGAGCGCCGCAACCTTCAGGCCGATCTGGTCTCCGGTGTAATAGTGGTCGGCCTTGTCGGGCATCTGGAACACGCCGCATCTGACGTGGGAGAAGTTCCGGTCCTGCTTCTGCTGATCCGGATCGAAGATTGCCCAGCCAGTCGATTTTGACGGGTCGAAGCCCCAGATGATCGTCATGCGCGCCTCATGGGAGAGAAAGAAATTTCCGGTCATTCGCGACCGGAGAGTTGGGCGGCTCAAGGCTGGGAGGTGCCGAGCCGCCTGGAGGTTCAGTGCTTCACGACTGAGAACGGGTCGAAGCCGCTCGCTGGCGGTTCTTCGCGCGTCGTTTCCGCCTGGATCTGCTTGAGGATGTCCGGCAAGTCGGTTTCGTATTCCTTCTTGCCGGCGTCATAGGATTCCAGGAACATCTTGTCGTCGACGCTTCCGGCATCATAACCGGAGACGCGATCGAGACCGAGGAGGCCAGCCTTGTATCCCTTGGCGCGGATCATGCCTTCCTTGTCGACGCGGTCGACCTTGGCGAGGAGATCGCCCTTCGTGGACGGGATGAGGCCGAGCCATTCGAGGTTTTCACGATCAGATTTCAGCCGGTCGACCGGCTTCTGATCGTCCTCGCCGAAATGAGCCTTCAGGTAATGGTCGAACTTCTGCCCGGTGAAGGTAGGATCCGCCGCCTTGGCAACCTTTCGATTGGCCGATTTCTTCGCAGTCGCTTCCCGCCGCTCGGTTTCGGCCGCGAGCTCGTTGCGGAAATAGTAAGCGAACAGCTTCTGCCGTTTGTCGTTGATCGCCTTCGTGCCTTCACTTGCCGCTGCCATTACCGTCACCTTCCTTTTGCTTGCCTGACTCTCGTAGCCAGAGCTTCAATGTCAGTTTCCAGAGCCGCAACTTCAGCCATAAGATCCTCGCAACTATCACCCTTGCACCTCGCTCTGACGTCCTTCACCTCAGCCTGCATCACGCGGATTTTCTCATCCCAAAGGGAGATCCATCCGGCGAGGATGCCGTTGACCAGGCCCCAGCCTGGGCTTTTGATTTCACCTTGAAGAAACCTGCGGAGCTGGCGCGCGGTGAGACCGCAACGACTTGCCACCCTCTCCATTGCGTTCATCTGGTCGCCAGAGCCCCGGCTCTCGGCCTCGATCATCTTCCTTGCGAAGTGATCGGCTTCCTTGGGGCCGAACGCATCGACTGAAACTAACATCGCTTTCGACTTTCCCTGGTGGTTGATGGTTGACAAAATTCGGTCTGAGATTTCCCTGTTCATGCTCGGCTCTCCTGATATTTTTATTCATAGATCAGGAGGAACTGACGGACCCAGGACGCTACTCAGACCTCCCGAAACGCGTACTCTGAACAAGAGCAGCAAGGCGCCGAAGCTGGCAGGCGTGGGCGCCGAAGCTGTTCAGAATCCAATGAAACTTCATCCGATCGTCCTACTTGGTTGTGCCGAATGACTGCTGGTAGGAAACCCGGGCGCTAAGCTTGGAACCCGACGCGCCTTGGAACTTGTGTGTGAAAATCTCCCCTTTCTGGGGGAACGGAATTATCTCAGCGCTGACAGGATTGCCGTCGGCATCAGCCGGAACGGCCGAGCGCTTAATCAGAAAGCAAACCGCGAAGACGGCGGCGGCGTAAATCAGAAAGGCGAGGAGCGCGGTCACCACTTGTCCTCCTCAACCCAGCAGTCGGGCGTGCCGTTGTCGTAGTCGAGATCGTCGACCCGCGGCGACCGGCTGTAGCGGCGGCCAAAGAAGATCAGGGCCGCAAGGGTGACGGCGGCGCCGGCGCAGTAGAGAAACCCGCTGATGAAGTCGCTCATGGTGCGCGCTCCAAAATGGAAATGGATCGCGGCGCGCGCGGATACCAACTGATCTTCTCGCGGCGCTTGAGGTCCGTCAGAATCCGGTGAGTGCCAGATCGGGATGCGAGGCCCAAGTGCACAGTGATCTCGTTGATAGTCGGAGACGCGCCGGCATTGTCGCTCTGGTAGGCTCTGATGAACTCGAGGGCCTGGGCCTGCCTCACGGTCAAGCCGCTGGCTACGGCCTTCTTCTCGCTCATGATGCGATGGACTTCTGCAGCAAGCGCCGGATCGCCGTCGATAAGCTCGCGAGCCACGGAGGAGATGTCGGTCACGATACCCTCTCCTTCACAGCGACGGGCTTGGTGTAGCCCTTGCACGCCTCGCAGTGGCGCTCGATGAACTCAGGGATGGAAAGGACCCGATCGCATGCCGAGCAACGGTGGAACGTCACGAAGCGATCGGTCTTGCTCAGGGTCTGGCGAGCCGCGTCGATGGAACTGGTCATGCGCCGCTTCCGACGTCATCGAGGGTGAAATGAGTTGCCGTCTCTCCGGCTGCCACGCGTGTTCCACCGTTTGTCTCGGCCAATGTCGCGTCTTGGAGGTCGCTGCTACCCGTTTGCGTGCTCGGCGGATCGACCCATCCAGTCACTGCACCCGTGGACGCCGAACCCGGCGAATTCGGATGTTCCGGCACGATGAAATCCTGCCAGGCGACAGGAACCTCGTTGACGGCAAGCCCTGCCCAGCGAGCGGGGCTGAATTTCGTCTGCTCAAGCCAATAGGACTTGATGACACGGCCGCACTGCGTCGCCAGCCAGACCGGCGCGATGACCTTCTCGTCAAAAGACTTCTCTTCGCCCTTGACGGTGCGGACGACCATCACGGTCTTACCGCGAGGGGCTTCGTCGATGTTGAAGGACCAGGTCATGCCGCGCCCCTTTCTGCGAGCGCTTCGTCGACAGTGACCTGCCAAGCGATGAACGGCATCGACAAAAAGACCGGCCAAAGCAGGAACATGAGCGGCATGGGGTTACCTCAGGTAAATGTCTTTGAGGAGGTACGCGACGAAGAGCGCACCGATGATGGCGGCAGGGATGACGGCCATGTCCTGGAGAGTGCTCATGCCGCGGTCTCCGACGCTGCCTTGAACAGGTCAGGGCGTAGGACCTCAAAGGGGATGCCGGTAACGCGGCTGACGTCGCCGATGCGCTCGGCCGGAACTTTGTCCCACTGGGCGACAGCGCCGCGCGTGATGCCGATCTCGCGGGCCAGGCGCGCCAGTGGCATCCTGTCTCGAACGGCGTCCATTCCTTGCAGCTTCTGCACTTCGGCACTCCCTGACTAGCGAGAATGACCAAGATGTACAGTTTAACTAACGGCGCGTCAAGTGAGACTATCGAAGATTTTGTACAGGCAGACGGCTATGTTCTCGCCATGGAACTAAACCAACGAATCTTTGCAGCCCGGTCAGAAGCCAAGATGACCCAGGAGCAACTGGCCAACGCCGTCGGGAAAACCCGCGGCGCCGTTGCGCAATGGGAATCCGGCGAAGTCCGGCCGCGCCATACGACGCTGGTGGCGATCGCCGAGGCGACGAAGAAACCGCTTCACTGGCTGGTCAATGGGACCGGAGACGCCGACGCTCCATCAGCGCCCCGCATCGGCCTCGAGGTCGTGGGCGAGGTTGCCGCCGGCATGTGGAAAGAGGGAAGCGTTCGCTTCGAGCGCACCTATGAGCCGGTCGCCACGCACCCGGACTATCCGGGCTATGGGCAGCGGCTCTATCGCGTCTCCGGGAACAGCATCAACAAGATCGCCGCCAACGGCGAATATCTCCATGCCGTGGAACTCCACGCAGGCGGGATCCAGCCGGAGCATGGGGATTTGGTCATCGTGCGCCGGCTGCAGCACGGCCTGGCCGAATACACGGCGAAGACCCTCATCTGGGAGAATGGGCGGGTGCTCCTGCGGCCGGAAAGCTTCGACCCGGACTGGCAGACCGACATCGAGCTGGACGGCGACGAAGACACCGAGATCACGATCACCGATATCGTGATCGCCAAGTGGTCGCCGATCGAGCGGCGGCGGAAGACTTCGAAGTAATCGGCGCGCTGATCTCGCCAGGCGCGCATCACCTTCAGAATTGGGTTTCGAAATACCCGATCGCGGCGTTGAGCATCACCGTGACGATCTCGGAATCGTCGCTCTCGTCCGCATCCTTTGCCATCTTCAGAGCAGCGAACGCCCCTGCGAATGTCAGGGCCGGGCCGTCCCATGCAGCAAGCGAACGGCGGGCTGGGCGGTAGGTTTTTTCTGCATAGGCGTCGGCCGCTGTGTCATCATCAACAGGCGCATTGGCATTGTAGTCAGCCATCCCGGCTCGCAGATCTTCAATTGCTGTAAGGATCGGATCGGTACCGTGGAAACGCATGAACGATGATGCCTGCAGAGATTTCGTAGTTTCTGGCATTTTGGTTAATTACAACCCCCCGTAAACGCATCGGATGCGTCAGCCCATCTTTGCGGTAAAGCCGTTGCGAGGAAGACGGCGCGCGCTGCGCCGTGTTCAATGAAGAAGGCAGCGCCCAACTACCTACTTCGGCTTAGGTCCTTAAGACCTTTCTTACACAACTATTACTACCAATTTTGCTGGGCGCCCCGAATTCAAACTCAGAATAACACCCGACCTGAAGCGGAAAATGCAGGAGTCCGCCCGGAGAAATAAGCGCTCCATGAATGCGGAGATACTGTCGCGCCTGGAATCCACCTTCCCGGAAACTATCGAAATCGAGCCGGTCACAGCCCTTCGCGAGATCGTCGACCGGGCCACGTCGCTGATGAAACTCTTCGAGGAAGAAGATTAATCATCGGTGATCGGCGCCCCGTTCCGAAACACACGCATCCCTTTCAAATTCTGCGGAAATTGATACGCTTCCCTCGTCGATCGCTGGGGAGGGTTGTATGCGACAGCATGTTCGTTTTGCGGGCGCCATAGGATTGGCGGTATGCCTCGCGTGGCCGGCGGCGGCCGAGGAATGCCAGTTCGATAAAACCGCGGCCGATGCCAGCTTTAACCAGGCGCTCGAAGCCATCGTCGCCCATCAGGGTTATGCCTGGGCATGTGCGCCCTACATCGGCGACGGCCTGGCTCAAAGCAACACGGTCAACATCGAAATGCTGCTGCGCGATTCCGGCTTCAAGCCTGCAGACGCGATCGCCAAGGCCGGCGACCTGGACGCCCAAGCGAAAAAGGGGGCAGAGCTCCACCCGATCGGCTCTGCAGGGGCGACGCGCCAGGAGGTCGTAACCGCCTGCTCGCAGCTCATGGACGAGCAATATCAAAAATTCCGCGCAGCCCGGGCGGACATGATCAAGGCGCAGTGCGCGGACGAATAGCGCCTTATTGCACTGACGCTGCTCTGCCGCCGCATCTTGAGCCGTCGGCAGCAATGTCGCCTTCGGTGGGGCAGTTTCCGGAATATGGCTGCTGGCCGCCCTGGGCTGGCCCGCCGCCGTTATAATCCCTCATGACCCTGCCTATGCGCCGGCCATCGGCATAGATCCTCGTGTTCTGAGTTTGGGGATTGAACGGCTGGGCGATGTGGATCGCCTTGTTCGCCTCCATCGCGTTCCCCGCCCCGAATGTGATCGTATCGCGATTGTTCATGTAATCCGCGCAGCCCGACAGAACGACTGCGGTCACGCAGCAGATGAGCAGCTTGTTCATTGAAGTCCCCACCCCAGAAATACTGAGACCAATGAAACTCACAATTGCATCAATGTCAAAAGCCTACTGAGAGATAAATCTTCTCTTCAGTGACTGATCCCTTTCATATCTACTCTTCCTTCGTTTTGAAGGCTGGTGAGGGAGGGTTCCGGCCATAGCTTCCCCCTACCCCATGGAACCAAATCCATGAGGCGGGGGAGCTGCAGCCATGTCTTCCTGAAGGCCGGAGCCGGGATGGGACACGTGCCAGAGGGGCCGTTCGCTTCGCCCTCGTCCTGATTTTCTGACAGCGCACTTAAGGACTTTCGCTTCCCGCGCCGTGGGCTTCGTCAGCTCGGGAGTTGCACCCGGTCGCCCATCACTGACGACAGAGATACGCCTGCAGATTTTCATTGTCCAGTCTTACTAAACTTTTTTCTCAGCACCTCTTGCGTTGTGTATAGTTAGACTTTACATTGAACCTCATCGAAAGCGGGACGAAGAAGCCAAGGCCGATCTTCTGCTGGAACTGAGGGAGATCGCCGTGCAGCACATTCGCCAGATCGGTACCGAGCAGAGCAGGCGCGACGCCCGCTGGAGCGCAGCCCGCACGCTCACTGACTGCGACGCATACATGGCGATCGAAGCGCAGCGCATGGGTGCTCACGGCTTCCTCTTCCTGCAGCGTCCAGAGCATTCGGTCCGCGGTCCTTCGTGGATGCGCGGCGCGACGACATCGGTCGCCGAGCATTATCGCTATGCCCGGAAGATCATGGGCATCACCGATGAGGATCAGCTCTATGCGTGACCTCATCAAGATTTGCCTGCTCCAGGAAGATGCAGCGGCTGAATACGCCGCCGGCAAAGAGCGCCGCGAAGGGCGGCATGCGATCTGCCTCCGGGATTACATCGCATTCAACGTCCGCTGCGGCGCGAAGCTCGCGGCCATGGCTCGGGTGGCCATGAACATCACCGACAGCGATCAGCTTTACGCCTGAGGAAGACGAGAAACCGACATGGGCAAGGTAAACACCCAGATGAATTTCCTGTGCGGGAAGTGCAAGAAGTTCTTCGCCAACGATGAAGCTGTCAGGACGCACATAAGGGCCAAGCACGTCGGCCACCGTGTCAGCATCTACCGCGCTGTGTCCGCGATCGACCTTCGGGAGGATGACGAGCCGTCATTCGCCGATCGCGCCATCGAAGCCTCCATAGCTCTCGCGTCCGGTCAGCATACCGATGATGCGTGGCTGCTTGGGGAGGGCTGACCGGTGACCGACATCCAAGCCCGCCTCGCCGAAATCAACCGCCGGACCGCCGAGGCCCAGGCGTCGCGCGACCGGCAATTCTACGCCCTCGTCGGCTACCACATGCTGGTGATCATCGGCGCCCTCTTCGTCTTCGTATCAATCCCGAGCTGCAACGAAGGTCTTCGCCTGCAGTATCTCGCAAACCAGGAGAACGTCAGCCATGGATAAGATCATCGACCAGGATGCATGGCAGTCTCTCGGCTCCGTCGAGGGCGGCCTGCTCGCCGGCCTGAAATCGGAGCAAAAGTGGAACGGCAAGCCCATCATTCGCCGCGGCGTCTATTCGTGCGTGCCGATCGAGGACTATCACAGCAACATTGATCTCTTCGACGGCTTCTCGATATCGAGCTCGGGACTTCGCGCCGTGCTGCGCCGGCCGTCCGAATACTGGGCCTACTCGCCCTACAACTCCGACCGGTTCGAAGACGACAGTTCTTCATCGCTGGAGTTCGGCAAGGCTGCCCACATGCTCCTGTTGGGCGAGCACGGCTTCAAGGAACGCTATTCGCTGCGCCCGGCCACCTACCCCGACGGCAAGGGCGGAGACAAGCCCTGGAGCGGCCAATCGAACTGGTGCAAGGCGTGGCTCGCAGATCAGGCCGAAGCAGGCAGGGTCGTCATCACCGAAACCGAGATCGGCCACATCCGCCACATCGCCAATGCTCTCGAACGGAAAGAGGCAATCCGGCTCGGCATCCTGAACGGTCGCATCGAGCGAAGCGTGTTCTGCAAGGATGGCGATATCTGGCTGAAGGCCCGGCCCGACGTCGTTCCGAACGACAGCGGCGACTTCGTCGACCTCAAGACCGCCGCGTCGGTCGACGACGAAAGCCTATCCAAGGCCATTTTCAATCACGGCTATCACGTGCAGGCCGGTTTGCTTCGGATGATCGTCCGGCAGGTTCTCGGCGCAGACGCATTCTCGAGCTTCACCTTCGTCTTCGTCGAGAAGGCCCCGCCCTACGACGTCCGCGTCATGCAGTTAAAGGACGAGGATATCGACCTCGGCGAGCGCCAGGCGCGCGTCGCGATCGAGACGGTCAAGCGCTGCCTCAAGGAAGGCGTCTGGCCGGGCTTCGACGGGTTCGATCGCGAGATGGTCGGCTATGCCGAAATGCCGGCGTGGGCAAAGACCCGCATCAAAAACCAATTGGGGATCGCGGCATGATCTTGGACGTTGATTACGGCGAACCGGACGAGCCGGTCGTCACCATCCGCATGACGAAAGCGCAGGCCGAATGGGCTCAGTCCGGCCTCTCCGACATCGCCTGCTGGGCGCGCGGCTTCAATGCCGCCCTCAAGGAAGGCGAAAGCGACAGGTCTCCGATGGGTCTGTCCGAAATCCGAGAACTCAACATCGCGCTCAAGAAGGCGCTGGACAAGGTAGATCAGCGATGAACCAGCTTGCAGAACGCACCGAACGCCTTCCTATGGATTCGGTCGGCATGTCCACAGGCGCGACCGGCGCCAAGATTGCCCCGCAGAACCTGGCCGAAGTCGTCAAGTTCGCCGAGGTCATGTGCCGGGCTGATATCGCGCTGCCGAAGCATCTTCGCGGCAACGCCGGCGCCTGCATGGCCGTCGCGCTGCAGGCGCTCGACTGGCAGATGAACCCTTTTGCCGTCGCCTCCAAGTCCTATCAGGTTAACGGCACGATCGCCTATGAAGCGCAGCTTATCGCGGCAGTCGTCAACACGAGGTCGGGCATCAAGGGGCGCCTGAAGTATCGATACGAAGGCAGCGGCGCCGACATGACATGCACCGTGACCGGCATCATCGATGGTGACGAGCTTGAATACACGACGCCGCCGATCGGCAGCATCACGGTCAAGAACTCGCCCCTTTGGAAGTCGGACCCGCAGCAGCAGCTCGGATATTTCGCAGCCCGCTCCTGGGCGCGCCGGCACACGCCGGAAGTCATCCTCGGCGTCTATGACCGTGAGGAGGCCGAGCAGTTCCATGGCCCCGACAACGCCCGCGATATCACACCGCAGCCGTCCGTCATGCAGCGATTGCGCCAGAACGCCGCGCAGCAGCCCGAGGGCGAGCGAGAAGGCTTCGACAGTTCGTTCGTTCATTCTGAGACCGAAAGCGCTCTGACGGGCGAAATACTGGACAATCACGAAACAACCAACCCCGGCGCCTCCCCGTCGCCGGACGCAGATGCGGCCTTGTCCCCCGCCTCATCTGCCGGCGTCACGGAGTCCGCCCCCTCCTCCGTGACGTCACCCATTCCTGATGCATCGGTTTCCGATGGCGGACCAGCATCAGGAGACGACCCGGCCGGCGGCGAGACCACCCCTTCTCTGCCGCCGGCGGGTTCAAGTCTTATCGACTGCGCTCGGGAAATGCTTTCGCTCACCGTCATGAGCTATTCAGACGACGAAGAGCGGGAAGCTGCCCTCAGACAGTGTGCGGACGAATGGAAGGACAAGCTGCCCTACGAGCGGGAGAAAGTCTCTTCCATCCTCGTCAGCGCCAAGGCTGTCGCCAGCCAGAAGCGAACGCTGATCGAGGCCAGATCTTTCCTTGCCGGGGTTCTGGACTGCAATGTTGAAGACCTGGAGAGCCCCAATGGCTGATCGCCCCATCCTTTTCAGCGCGCCGATGGTGCGCGCCCTGCTCGCCGGCACGAAGAGGCAAACCCGGCGGATCATCAAACCGCAGCCGCCGGCGGATGTCGTGCGCCATTGCTGGTACGATGCGCCGTTGTACGGGTTCACCCGCGACCACGATGTCTCGAAGGATTGGCATGTGGTTCGGCTGCTCGCCTACAAGGGCGACCGGCTTTGGGTGAAGGAAAACCACGCCATCGTGCCGCGCACCGCTTATCGCATGAGCGAAGGCGTCCAGCAGACCTTGCGGCCGGACGATGATCACGACGCAGCGGTCTACGCCGCCGGCTGGGAGCGGTCGAAGCCGGGCCGGTGGCGCCCGTCGATCCACATGCCCCGCTGGGCGTCCCGGCTGACGCTTACCGTCACCGATGTACGCGTGGAGCGACTGCAGGACATCAGCGAAGACGACGCTGTCGCAGAAGGCATTGAGTTCGACCCTCGATGGGACCCGGTTGGGCAATGCAAATGGCGGCACTATGGGAAAGAGAGCGGAGGGATTTATCCGCCGTCCGCTTCCTACGGCACTCTTTGGGACAGCATCAACGGCAACGGCTCCTGGGACGCTGATCCTTGGGTGGTCGCCTACACCTTCACCGTCCACGCCGGCAATATCGACCAGATCGCGAGGGCGGCATGATCCCCTATCCTCTCCAGTGGCCCGAGACGATGCCGCGCTACACCAGGCTGCGGGAGGCCGGTCAGTTCCGGACGACACTGGGCGGCGCGATCAACAACGTCAAGGACAGCCTGAAGCGCTTTGCTGCCGACAGCGGCAAGCCTCTGGCGAACGTTGTGATCTCCAGCAATGTCACGCTCGGCGCCGACAAGCCGTCAGATCCAGGCGTGGCCGTCTGGTTTGTCTGGGACGGCATGACCGTGTGCATCCCGGTCGATCGATACGCTAAGGTCGAAGCAAACCTGCAGGCGATCCATCACATCATCGAAGCGAGGCGGACTGAGCTTCGTCATGGCACGCTTGCGCTCGTCCGCGCGACATTCACCGGTTTCATGGCGCTCCCGTCGCCGGCTGGAAGCCATTGGTCGGAAGTGCTCAATGTCAGCCGTTCGGCCACGCTCGAGGAAATCACGACTGCCTATCGGCGTAAGGCAAAGGCAGCCCACTCAGACGCCGGCGGCAGTGACGCGGCGATGACCCGCCTGAACGTCGCGCGTGATCAAGCTTTGAAGGAAAGGGCGAAGTAATGGCCTCGCAGATCCGCCGGCCGCCAACGGCCTTCTCGCTGGACCCGTCAGATCGCTCCCAGAAGCGCATCGTTGACGATCGGCACCTTGCCTTCATCCGAACCCTACCTAGCGTCCTGTCGGGCCGTATGGGCTGCGAGGCATGCCATATCCGCTATGGCGATCCGATGTACCGGAAGAAGCATACCGGCAAGTCTCAAAAGCCGGATGACGCATGGACGCTTCCGTTGACGCCCGATGAACACCGGGACCAGCACTCCACCAACGAAAAGCAGTGGTGGCTTGATCGCGGCATTGATCCTCTTCGGCTCGCCCAGAGGCTTTACGAGGTCAGCGGCAATCGCGAGGCAGCGCTCGCCATCATCAACCAGCACACGGATGGGAAGTGAAATGTCAACCGACACCACAAAAGCAAAGCATGCCGCTTCCGAGTTCTTCGCGCGCGTGGGCCAAGGCGAGAGCGAAGGCGATGTAATCATCGATCTAGTCGGGAGCGCCATTCAGTCGGAGCGCTATCGTTGCGCGGGAGAGGCGCGTCGTGCTGCCTCCGAAGCTGTGCGCGAAGGTCTTCGCAATCTTCTTCCCGACGCCGTTTATGAGGCCCGCCATCGAGGATCCCACCCCATGACCGACATCACCACCCGCCTCCTCTCCATGTCAGAAGCCATGTACTTTGACCGTGGCCAAGAGGAAGTCGATGCGCTGTTGCTGGAAGCAAAGAGTGAGATCGAGCGGCTTAGGGCAATAGCGAATGCCGCCGAAGCCTACGTTGCCTCTGTCAACGGCGAACCAGAAAAAGATTGCTGGGACACCGAAGACGGCAAGGAAGCTCCAGGCGCTGAACGGTTCGCCTCTGATTGGGCGTGGCAGGAATACGACGCCAAGATGCAGAAGGCTTTCGATGATCTCAGGGCCGCCCTCATTCCAGAGCAGAAGGGTAAGCCCGGGTCCGAGGCGGAGAGATGAAGATCGGCGCCCGCCAACTCCAGATGCTCAAATCGGTCGGCACCACCAGCGCGCTCGTCGTTCCTTGTCCCATCAGCCGCCGCCTTTGCGAGATCGGCCTAATGAAGTCCGACGAACCGGACGGCAGCTTTGCCCACGTGACGCCGGCCGGATTGCGCGCTCTTGCCGACGCTGCGGAAGCTGGGCGCGTCGACCTGTTCAAAATGCCGGAGAAGAAGAGATGACGGCCATCCTTAAGCTCATCGCCGAAACCGAGTCATGGCGGATGTTCCATAAATCCCGAGGCTCGCACATCGAAGCCGCCGCATGCGCGATCCGTCTCAAGGCTCTTCGTGATGCACTCGACGCCAATAGGGGGGAGCGATGACAGTCCGTCGCCAGACCACCATCCCGGCCGGCAGTTGGCCGCCGCGCATGACGGCGGACATGGCAGCCGGATATTGCGGGGAAAAGCACGTCGAGGACTTCCTCGAGCGCGTCGGCACCACATATCCACACCCGCGCGTAGTTGACACCACCCGGCGGAAATTCTGGTATCGTGACGACTTGGACCGCGCGATGAACATCGGCGCCGTCGAAACCGCCTCAGGCATTGGAGCGAAATTCCGTGACAAGATCAGGGAAAAGCGGAACGGTCGAACTGCCTAA